ACGCCCCCTGCGCGGTCGTAGCCACGGCGACCGGCTCCAAGGTCAGGCAGGCCACGGCCAGCGTCACCGCCGTCGCCTCGACGGGCGGCGTCACCAGTGACTCCCTGACGGTGTGGAGCACGACGGCTGACGGCATCGTCTACTCCCAGAGCACGACCTACGCCACGGCGCGGTCTGGCAACATGCTCGACGTAAGCACCGCGTCGGCTATCTGCTACGTCGGGCAAGATTTCATCGACCCCGACTACAGTTGCTACGAAACGTGCGTCTCTTTCGACACCTCCAGCGTCGGCGCAGGAAGCACCGTCACCGTCGCCACGCAGTATCTCTGGAGCACGGTCGATTCCAGCGTCACCAACTTCGTCTTCCAGGCCCGCATCAAGGACTGGGGAGCGGAACTCACCACCGCCGACTGGGTCGCCGGGGCCGACCTCGATGACAACACGCTGGTCGCCAGCAAGGACACCTCGGGCTGGAGCACGGGGGCCTACCTCGCGCTGACGAGCGAGTCGGCATTCCTGACCAACATCGCCCAGGCGGGCACGACCTACATCCAGTGGTCTTCGTCGCGGCACCTGAATGGCGACACCCCGACCGGGTTCGAGCGCGTCACCATCGCCACCGCCGACGACGCCACCGGCGGCGGCGGCACTGATCGCGATCCGAAGCTCTACGTCGAGTGGACGGCGGGCGGTGGCGGCCCGACTGGCAGCCGCATCCGTCAGCGCGATGCCTCCGTCACTGCCTGCGTCGAGACGCTCGCCACCGGGGAGAAGGCCGGCGGCACGACCAAGCAGGGCACCGCCGATGTCAGCGCCGTCGCCGTCACAGATTCGTCCGCTGGGGCGCTCAGACCACGCACAGGTACTGCCGATGCCCCGGCGGTCGCAACGGCAGCAGGCGGCGCGCTGCGGCCCAGGACGGCCACTCCTGTCGCCTGTGCTGCTGCTACCGCCGCCGGGAAGCGCATCCGGTTGGCGAGCGCCTCCGTCGTCGCCTGCGCGGACGCCACGGCGCAGGCCGGCGAGGTCGAGGTCACGACCGCCAGCGTGGTCGCGGCTGCCGATGCCACCGCGAGCGGGGCGCGCATCCGCAGCCGCACGGCGAGCGTGGTCGCCTGCGCCGACGCGACCGCCAGTGCTGGCGAGATCGAGGTCACGACGGCATCGGTCTACGCCGTCGTCGTCAGCGCGGCCACCGGCGGCGCCCTGCGCCCGCGCAGCGCCGAGATCTACGCCGTCGTCCACGCCACCGCCGTCAGCGGTGGTCAGAAAGCCGGAAGTGCCGAGGTCGCCGCCGCCGCCGTCGCCTCGGCCAGCGGAGCGCGCGTCAGGCAGCGCAGCGCCGAGGTGGTCGCCCCTGCCGACGCCGCCGCAGCCGCCGGCGCGCTCCGCACCCGCACCTCGGAGGCCGTGACCGTCGCCGTCGCGACGGCGACCGGACAGCGTGTGAGCCGTCGCACATCGTCTGTGTTCGCCGTCGCGGTGGGGACGGCCGATGCCGGCGCCCTGCGTCAGGGCACGGCCAGCAGTGTCGCCACCGTCGAGGCGACCGCCTCCGGTGGCGGCGGCACCAACGGCACCGCGGCCGTCAGCGCCTGCGCCGAGAGCACCGCGACCGGGGCGGCGATCAGGAGTGCCACCGCCAGCGTGGCCTGCGTCGCCGCGAGTTCCTCGAGCGCCAAGAACATCTGCGCCGTGACCTTCACCGAACCGCACGACAACGACCGCTACGAGCGCACCGTGGCCGGCACCATCGCCTGGACTTGCACCCCGGTCGAGAACGTCACCTTCCACCTCTGGGCCGTCGCCCGCGGCAGCGCCGTCGAGTACTACCTCAAGGACGTCGCCGCCGATGGCACGGGCTCCTACTCGACCACTGACGGCTTCGAGATCCCGCCTGGGCAGTTCCGCATGAAGGCGGTGGTGGACTGATGGCGATCATCTACCTCGACGGCCACACCATCAACGGCAACAGCCTCTCGTCGGGCGAGTTCGTCCTGCCGCACACCACGCCGCCCGTCGCCGGCGACCTCGCCATCTGCGTCTACTACTGCCGCGTCTACTCGACCACCAACTCGTTCTCGCCGCCGACGCTCGACGGCACGATCGTCAACTACGACAACTCGACCTACGGGCGCCTCTGGGCGGGCTACAAGTTCCTCACCTCGACGGAGATCGCGGACGGCCACGTCGGCCACTGGACGGCGGGCGGCGGCACCGGCCACACCAACGGCGAGATCGTCGCCGTCTTCCGCAACGTCGATAGCGCGACCCCGCTCGACGGGGTGACGCCGACCGAGTACGTCGGTTCGGCCACCACCTGGGATCCGGCCGCGGTCACGCCGACGACCACGGGCGCCGCCGTGGTCGTGGTCGCCGGCCGCGTGGACGACTTCGGCTCGACGTGGTCTGTCTCCTCGAACTTCACCTGGGATGCGCCGAGCGCCGACAACCAGACCGACGTCGAGTACTCCTGCTTCTCGAGCACCGGCGGCAACGACGCCTCCTGCATCGTGGAGTGGCGCCTCGGGCGCACCGGCGGCGTCTCAGAGAACCCCGGCACGGTGGGCAACGCGCAGGCGTCGAGCGCCGGCGTCGCCTACACCTTCGCCCTCAAGCCTGCCGCGATGCTCGGCACCGCAGCCCCGGTCGCCGCGGCCCACGGCACCGCGACGGGGAGCAAGTTCTCCACCAAGCAGGGCACGGCGACACCACAGGCCGCGACCGTCGCGGAGGCCAACGGCGTCCGTACGCGCGCCCGCACCGCCGCAGTGGTCGCCTGCGTGGAGGCCACAGCCGAGGGCGGTCTGCCCAGTGGAGAGGTCAAGGACGGTACGGCAGAGGTCGCCGCCGCCGCCGACGCGACCGCCGACTGGACACGTACCCGTGTCCGCACCGCCGAGGTCGCCGCCGTGGTCGAGGCGACTGCCACCGCGACCGGCATCCAGCCGGCTACCGGAGAGGCGATCTGCGCGGCCGACGCGGCAGCTACCGGCCTGCGGAGCGGCGGCGCGACCGTCGAGGCGGTGGCCTGCGCCGTGGCAGAGGCCAACGGCGAGGTCACGGGCTGGTTCTGGGTCGTCGTCAGCCAGGAGGCCGTCGCCGTCGCGGCCAGCGACGCCGATGGCTCCAAGTTCAGCGGCCAGACCAAGGACGGCACCGCCGATGTGGCCGCGGTGGCCGACTCGGCGAGCACCGCCGTCCGTACGCGCCAGCGCACCTCCGAGGTCGCTGCCGTCGCCGTCAGCGACTCCGCGGCAGTTCGCACCCGCGCCCGCAGCAGCGAGGCGGTCGCCGTCGCGGTCGCCACGGCCAGCGGCTCGAGGATCCGCAGCCGCACGAGTGAGGTCGCCGCCGTCGCGGACGCCACGGCCACGGCGAAGCGCACGCGCGCCGCCAGCGCCGACACGGCCGCCGTCGCCGCCGCGCTCGCCGCCGGTCAGCGTCAGGGCACCGGCAACGGCTTCTCTGAGGTGGCTGCCGTCGCCGTCAGTGCCGCCTCCGGTCGCAAGACCGCCGCCGGCACGGGTAACATCGTCGCCGCCGTCGCGGCGACAGCCACGGGAAGCGGCCTGTCCAATGCGACCGCCAGCCCCGTTGCCACCGTCGCCGTGGCGGCCACCGCGAAGCGCATCCGCGGGGCGACCGCCAGTGTCGCGGCGGTCGCCGTCGCCACCGCGAACAAGACCCTCATCGGGCGCCGCACGGCCGACGTCGCCGCAGTCGCCCACGCCACCGCCGCCGGCACCAAGACCGGCCTCGGCACGGGCTACGGCGAGATCGTCGCGGTCACCAGCAGCGCCGCTACAGCCAAGCGCCTGCGCCTCGCCAGCGCCACCCCGGTCGCCGCCGTGGCGATCGCCGCGAGCGGCCAGCGCATCCGGCTCGCCAGCGCCGCCGTCGCCGCCGTCGTCGCCTCTGATGCCACGGCGGCGCGTACCCGTAGCGCCACCGCCGAGGCGAGCGCCTGCGTCGCCATCGAGTCGGCCTTCACCGCCATCAAGCAGGCGACAGGTTCCAGCACGGCCGTCGCAGTCGCGTACTGTGTCAACGTCACGACGAGTGTCGTCGTCCACGTCGGGCTGACGCGGGCCGACCTCTGGAAATGCGAACTCGCCGCCAGCGACTGGCACGTCCACTTCGGCCTCGAGGTCGAGTGGCTCGAGCCCGAAACCGAGATCGCCATCACGCTGGGCGGCCTGGAAAGTGAGTGGGAGGTAGCCGATGGAAGTGACTGAAGTCCTTGAGGAGACTGTCGAGTACATCCGCACGAGCGTCTGCGTCACGCGCGCCGGCGTGCCCTACGATCCGACCGCCGACGCGGTGTCCTTCGCCTTCTGCCCCGCGGCACAGGCCGACGACCCGCCCGACGACATCACCTACCACAACGGCATCTGGGAGACGATCAGCGGCGTCCACTACGCCAAGTGCCTGCTGGGCAGCGGCTTCACGCTCTCGCCGGGGGCGTACCTCGTGCTGCTCAAGATCGTTGACTCGCCCGAGACGCCGATCAAGAAGGCCGGCTGGCTGAAGGTGCTCTAGATGCTCCTCGAGACACTCGACCGCACGCTCCAGAAGACGCTCTACTGGCACCGCGTGGAGGCGCTCGCCGGCGCCGTGGGGACGATGGAGATCAACGCCCGCCAGATGTTCGCCATGCAGGCGTACGACGTCCTGCTGGCGCTCTTCTACGCCGACCTCGAGGAGGCGACCAGCAAGGAGGAGGAGGACGACCGCAAGGTCGCCGTCATCATGGCCGCCGTCGCGCTCGCCCTGAAGAACCGCCTCGAGCGCGATGTCGTCACCCTCCAGCCGGGGCTCGCCCAGGCGCTGCGGACGGCGCTTGTGCAGAGCGCCTTCGCCAAGTACGGCATCACCGGCGGGCTCGACTCGATCCGCGGCGAGCAGTGGCTGCTCTCTCACGGCGCCGAACTCGTGACCCAGATCAACGAGTTCACCCGCGAGCGCATGGCGAAGCTGCTGGCCGACTCCTTCCGCGCCGGCGAGTCCATCGAGCAGATCGCCGCCAAGCTCTCCGCGAGCTTCGATGAGATGAGCGCCTACCGCGCCCGCCGCATCGCCCTCACCGAGACGAGCAAGGCGTGGAGCTACGCCGAGATGCAGTCGGCCTACGAGATGGAGGGCGCCGGCTACACGATGGTCAAGGAGTGGCTCCTCGGCCCCATGCACCCGCGCTACGACATCTGCGACCACAACCATGAGGAGGGCGCCATCCCTCTCAAGCGACCGTTCTCGAGCGGGGACATGGCACCGCCGCAACACCCGAACTGCGGCTGCTCGCTCATCACCTACCCAGATGGCAGCGTCCAACAGCCTTGGGGCAGCCAAGTCATCGGCCAGACGCCGATGATGCCATTCGGGTTCGGACTCGACCAAGGAGAGCAGCGTGACTGACGAACTGCGTGACCCAGATCTCGAATCGGAGGTGATCCCGCTGGCCGAGCGCGCCGTGGCGCGCGACGGCACCATCGAGATGCGCCTCATCCAGCCGGGGTGGGGAGCCAGCGGCTACTACCCCAAGGAGGTGCTCGAGCGCGACGGGCCGAACGTCTGGCCGGCGGGCACCCACATGTACCTCGACCATCCCACCGAGAGCGAGATGAAGGAACGCCCCGAGCGCAGCGTGCGCGACTTGGCCGCGGTGACCATCTCGACCCCGGTGTACCAGGAGCAGGGCAAGGCTGGCCCCGGCCTCTACGCCAAGGCCAGCGTCCTGCCGCAGTGGAAGGACACGATCGAGGCGCTGGCGCCCTACATCGGCGTCTCCATCCGCGCCAGCGGCCAGTACGAGGCCGGCGAGGCCGAGGGCAAGAGCGGCAAGGTCATCAAGAGCCTCGTCAAGGGGCACTCGGTGGACTTCGTCACCAAGCCGGGAGCCGGCGGTCAGGTGCTCGCCGTCATGGAGAGCCTGCGTCAGGCCGGCACGTTCCAGAGCGAGCCTTCCAGTGTGGTATCAACTTCGGAAGCGATGGACGACGCAACGACAACGACGACCAGCAGCAGCGCCGCCCAGACGATGACGGTGCATTACGACGCCTCCGCAGTGTCGGAGACTCAGTCCAAGGAAGGAGAGGACGGCATGGCCGAACTCGAGGAAGTGACCGAGCGCGTCTCCACCCTGGAGACAGAACTCGAAGAGGCCCGGAAGGTCAACGACGAACTCAAGACCCGTGCCGAGCGCGCCGAGGGCGCCTTGGCGATCCTCAAGGCCCAGGAGGCCATCAAGGGGATGCTCGACAACGTCGAACTCCCGGCCGCCGCGAAGACGCGCATCGTCAGCAAGCTGGCGATGGACGCGCCGATGAACGAGGGCGAACTCGACATCGAGGCGCTCAAGGAGACGGTCGAGGCCGAGGTCAAGGTCGAGGCCGAGTACATCGAGGCCGTGACACCGCAGGGCAAGGTGACCGATCAGGGCACCATCGCCCCCACGGCCGAGAAGACCGACGTCAAGGAAAGCCTCACCAAGAGCCTGAGCAGCTTCTTCCGGCTCGACGGCGAGGCCGCCAAGCGCGCCGTCGAAGGGCGCTAGGAGGTACAAGTGGCTACGAACGAGGTCTACAAAGAGGCGGCTTACATCCCGCTGACCGTGGGTGCTTCCGTCGCCGCCCGCAACCCCGTGTTGGTGGGCAAGGTGCCGGGAGTCACGCTGACCGCAACGGCTGCTTCGGGCACCCAGGTCGCCACGGTCGCCACCGAGGGCGTCTTCAAGCTCTCCGTCCACGCGGACAACGGTGGCAGCACCACCATCGCCCAAGGCGACATCATCTACTGGTCGGGCACCAATGCTTCGCCCGTCCTCGACGTCAACACGGGCGGCACCCGCTGGGGCTACGCCCTGGAGGCCATCAGCGCGAGCGGCACGTCCGCGACCATCAAGTGCCTCGTCGGCTACTGAGTCGAAGGAGGTAGGAGATGGCGACCAACGAAGCATACAAGCGTGGGTGGATCATCCCGCTCACGGTGGGCGCCAGTGTCGCGGCCCGCACCCCGGTCTGCGTCGGCAAGATCCCCGGCGTGACCCTCACGGCAACCGGATCCACCGGCACCGAGATCGCCTCGGTGCTGCGCCATGGCGTCTGCGACCTCACGGTAGACAGCGCCTGCGACGCCGTCACCCTCGCGCTGGCCTCGGTGACCAACACCCAGACGCTGATCTTCAACGCGATCACCTACACGGCGACCACCTCGACCACGACGTGGTCAACGCGCAACTACTCCATCGCCGGCACCGACGCCGCCGACGCGCTGCTGCTGGCCAAGGCCATCAACGGCGGTCAGTACCTGAGCCTCTCGGGCGTCACCGCCGGCCAGACCGTGACCGTCGCCGGCCTGACCTTCACCGCTCACGGCACGACCACCACGGTCGCCAACCGCGAGTTCAGCATCGCCGGCACCGACACCCAGGACGCCACCGAACTGGTGACCTGTCTGACCGATGGCACCTACGGCATCGGCACGGGCTACACGGTGACGCAGAGTTCGGCGGCCGAGATCCTCATCCAGCCGTTCACGCTCTACCCGACCGCCGCCTATCCGGCCCCGGTCATCAGCAAGAGCGGCGCCGGCATCACGATCTCGACGCTCGCGCCGCCTCCGAACGTCATCGCCAGCGTGAACGACAACGACATCACGCTCAAGTCGAGCGAGACGATCAGCGCCGTCACCGGCACCGCCTCTGGGGCGACCATCACGGTCGATCACGGCGCCACCTCCACGATGCCGATCTCCGAGGGTGCCAGTGTCTACTGGACGACGCCTTCGACGCTCAACCTGCACGAAGGAGCGACCTTCTTCGGCCGCGCCCTCGAGAAGGCCGACGACCGCAAGATCACGCTGGGCACGGTCACGAACAGCCAGACCGTGATCATCAACGGCATCACCTTCACCGCGCACACCAACACGACCACCAAGTCCACCCGCACCTTCTCGATCGCGGGGACGGACACGCAGGACGCCGACGAACTCTGCTCCTGCATCAACGACAAGGTCTATGGCCTCGTCGGCTTCACCGCGACCAACAACTCGGGAACCATCACCCTGGCCTACGACGGGGACATCGTCGTCACCGGCACCGCGCGCATCGGCGGCACCGTGACCACCGCTCCCGGCTCGCGCAAGATCAGGGTCAAGCTCGGCTACTAAGCCGAGAGGAGGAAAGGCATGGCAGACGAAGTCATCACCCAGGTCGAAGAGACGGTCGAGTCCACCGCCAGCGGCAGTGACTTGATGACCGTTCTCGGCCGCGAGGGCGGGTTCGCGCGCAAGCGGTACTCCGACGAGATCATCGCCTCCTTCATGGAGACGCTCGACCGCGCCGGCGCGGGCAGCAACCACGCCTACTACCAGTTGAAGGAGGCGATGGTCACCGCCGACTTCCCGTACCTCATGGGAGACGTGCTCGACCGTTCGCTCATGGCCCAGTGGGGCACCACGATGCCCGCTTGGCAGCAGTACATCAAGACCGGCACCGTCCGCGATTTCCGTCAGGCCAAGTGGCTCGGCATCGAGGGCATGGGCTCGGTGCTCGACGCGGTCGGGGAGCGCGCTGAGTATCCTGAGCGTGGCCCCGTCGAGGAGACGCCGATCACCCGTCAGGTCGCCAAGTACGGTGGCCGTTTCGGCATCTCGTGGGAGAGCATCATCAACGACGACCTCGGCGCGCTCCGCGAGCTTCCACAGCGTCTGGTCGAGGCGGCCCGCCGCACCGAGGCTCTGGCCGCCAGCAAGATGTACGTGGGCACCGCGAGCGCCGGCTTCAACGCGACGCTCTACAGCGACACGTACGACAACATCGTGAACACGCACGCCGGCGCGTCGGCCAACAACCCCGCGCTCTCGCTCGCCAACCTCGCTCAGGCGTTCCTCGTCATGTCCAAGCACACCGACTACGACGGGTTCCCGCTGATCATCGACGCGGTCACCCTCGTCGTCCCGCCGGCGCTCGAGGTCACGGCGCGCAACATCCTCAACGCCACCGAGGTCACCGTGGCCACCGGCGGCGGCGCCTACAACGCGGCCGACCAGATCCGCGTGGCGAACTGGATCGCCAACCGCATCAGCCTCGCGGTCGATCCGTACATCTCGATGTGCGCCACCAGCAACGCGACCACCTGCTGGTTCCTGTTCGCCTCCACCGGCGCGGCCCGTCCCGCCATCCAGATGGACTACCTCGCCGGCCACGAGCGCCCCGAGTTGTTCGTCAAGACGCCGAACGCCTCGCGCGTCGGCGGCGGCACGGTGGCCGAGTCCTTCGAGACGGACACCCAGGAGTACCGCATCCGTCACGTCTTCGGGCTCACCCAGGTGGCCCCGTACGCGACCGTCGCCTCGAACGGCTCTGGTGCCTGATGAGGCATCCTCACGACATCGTCCCGCGTGACGACAAGGACGAAGTCCTCGTCGCCATCTTCGACGTGCTCGTGGAGATCCGCGACGCTCTGGCACCGGCGGCTTCCGAGCCGCCGGTGCCTGCGGAGCCCGTGGCCGAGGCGGTGCCGGAACCGGCCCCGGCCGCGGCCCCGCGGGCTCGTCGGGCGCCGGCCAAGAAGAAGACCACGGCCCGTAAGAAGAAGGCGACATGACCTGGACTTACGACGTATCGACAGATGTCGGGAAGGTGCGCCTGCGGATCAGTGATACGGAGATGACCCGCCCGATCTTCGATGACGAGGACATCGCAGCGTTCCTCTCGATGGCCTCCGACTCGATCCCGCTCGCCGCGGCGATGGCCTGTGAGACGATCGCCATGAACGAGCTTCTCTGTCTGAAGGTCGTGAATCTGATGGGGGCGGTGGTCACTGACGCCGCCTCTGCCGCCAAGCAGTACCGTGCCCTGGCCGAGACGCTACGCGCTGAAGACGCGCAGACCGTCACGGCGGCCTCTCCCGGCTTCGTGTCCATCGAGATGGCCGACGACTTCCTCCAGCGCCGTGAGAAGTACGCCAAGACGGTCGAGGAGGAGAGCTACTGATGGTCGTTCGGCTGGCGACGATAGGCGGCGTGCCGATGACGGAAGCCCTCGCGGGCTTCTTCAACGACGCCGTCACCGTGCTCGAGCCGACCAGCACGCAGGACTCCTACGGGGAGATGGTCAGCACCTGGGCGGCGCTCGCCGGCCACTGCGACCTCCCCTGCATGATCGGCCCCTTCGACGCCACCGCCCTGCGTCTCAAGGCACAGGAGTTCCGCACCTCGCAGGCACTCTACGAGGTCGAGCGCCGGCGCATCATCTTGCAGGGCTACTACCCCGGCATCGACCAGGAGCACCGCGTGCGCTTCGATGACCGCGACTGGGCCGTCATCAACGTCGTCCACGACGTCAGCAAGACGTGGACGATCCTCGGCGTCGAGATCATCGAACCGGGAGCCATCTGATGATCACCGTCCAGGTCATCGGCAGGGAGGCGCTGGCCGCCAAGTTCGCCGCCTCGCTGAAGACGATGGAGGCGAGCAAGCCGGTCACGCTCCGCAAGATCGGCCTCGCCGAGCAGATGAACATCCGCGACACCATCTGGCAGATGTTCCAGCAGCGTACCGGCAACCTCTTCAACTCGGTGCGCGTCTTCTACCAGACCAAGAACGGCATCAGCGTCGGCACCGGCAAGGGGACGGACTACGTCCAGCCGCTGGAGTTCGGCTCGATGCCGCACAAGATCACCGCGGGCTTCAGCACGCAGGCCGTCTTCGGTGGCGACGTCGGTAGTTACAAGTTCGTCTCAGCAGACGGCGCCAAGAACCTCACCTTCTGGTGGGAGAAGGCCGGCATGTTCTTCGTCGGCCCCTCGGTCAACCATCCCGGAAACCGGCCCTACAGGTTCGTCTACACCGGCTTCATGCGCTCAGTGCCTCAAGTCTATCGGTACTCCTGCGACATGATCGCCGCCGCCTTCGGAATCCCGATGCGATGAGCGCCATCACCGACCTCTTCACGCACCTGACGACGGACGGCACGCTGGCCTCCAAGATCGGCACGCGGCTCTACCCGAGCTTCGCACCGCAGGATCCGACGCTGCCCTTCGTGGTGTACTACGAGTTCGCCAACCCGCGCGAGCAGGGCTTCGGCAACATCGTCCAGGTCAACAAGCCGCGCATCCAGTACTCCATCTACGGCGAGCACTACGACGACTGCGTCGAGGTGGCCGACGCCCTGCGGGGCGCTCTCGTCAGCTTCGAGAGTCCGGTCACCTTCGAGGACGAGCGCGCCTACCACGACGTCACCACCGGCCTCTACCGCCGCGACGTCGATGCGAGGGTGCCTCATGTCTGAGAACCGCACGAAGCTCATCGCCGCCGCTCTCACCGCCCACGCCGCGCTCGAGGCACTGCTCCTCGAACTCGGCCAGCAAGAGCAGGGAGACGCGCCTTCTGAACTCAAGGTGGCCCCCTCCTCAGAGGCGCCTCCCTGCTCGCATGACAACAAGAAGCACCTCCGCACGTTCGGCGTCGCCGAGCACTGGGAGTGCGAAGACTGTGGCTACCAGTACAGGAGGTAGCAGATGACGAGGCTCTATCGCGCGAAGGTGGAGTTCAGCTACGTCGCTGACGCTGCCTCGCTGAAGAAGCTCAAAGCGTCCAGGGAGACGGACGATCCCGCCGAGAAGCTCGCCTTGCAGGCACAGGTCAAGCGGGTCACGCACGGCCCCAAGGACAAGCCCTTCGAGGCGCCCAGCGACGAGATCGCCAAGTCCTGGCTCGCCAACGGGGTGGCAGAGGAGGTGACGAATGGCGAAGTACTCAAGTAAGGACTGCGGGTTCCACCTCCTCGGTGGCTACTCCATGCTCGGCTCCGACAGCAAGATCGAAGACGTGGTCGAACTGAAGCTCGGCGAGGCGTACGTCCTCGGTGACGCCGACGAGGCGTACTGGACGAGCGGCGCCAAGAAGACGACCGTCACGCAGGAGGGCTACTTCGATGACGCCACCAACGGCGTCCACGAGGCGCTCAAGGATCTGCCCGTCTTGGCCCTGCCGATGAGCATCGCCCCGCACGGCAACACCAACGCCGCCGCGATCGACGTCTACCAGAGCGTGCAGCGCGTCGGCTACACGAAGCAGTTCGATGTCGGAGACATCATCAAGGCCAACGGCGAGTACGGCATCTGGTACGGCAAGAAGCCGGCCTACATCATCCACGCCCTCGGCACCGAGACGACCGCCGACTCAGACAACGAGTCGCTCGACGTCCACCCCTTCGCCGGCAACACCTCGAACGGTGGCGCGATGGTGCTGCACGTCACCGCCCTGAGCGGCTGCGCCACTGTGACGATCGGCGCCTACCACTCGACCGATGGCGGCACCTACACGCTCAAGCAGGCGTTCACCAACGTCGCCCCGGCCGACGTGCCGGGGGGCGCCAACGCCGGCCAGTACGTGGCTCTGACGAGCACGATGAACCAGTACTGGGCCGTCCACTGGACGTTCAACACGCCGTCCAGTCCGTCATGCACGTTCATGGTAGCGATCTACCAAGCACCATAAGAGGAAGGAGCCTTCATGGCCAAGGCAGGGAGTAACGAGGTCGATTTCCAAATCCAGGTGTCCGATGGGGGCGCCACCTCGACCGGCTTCGCAAGCAACTACATCACGAAGATAAATGACGTCGTCGTCAACCGCGAGGCCGTCGATGCGACGCCCTTCGGCGTGGTGGACGAGACGTGGATCATCGGCGTGATGAAGAAGCGGGATCCGCTGGTCATCAGCGGCTTCTACGACGACACGGCGACCACCGGCCCCGACGCCGTGCTCAACATCGGCCGCATCACCCACACCGCGCCGCGCAACTGCACGCTCACCCTGAAGAGCGGCAAGACGATCGCCGGCACGGTCTGGATCGAGAAGTACACCAGGACGCTCGAAGTCGGCAACTATCATGGCTACGAGGCGTCGATGAGGTTCACCGGAACCGTGACGGAGGCATGACCCGAATGGGACTTCTCAACCAAACCAAGAGAGTCGAACTCGACGGCGGTGAGTGGGTGGAGGTTCGCCCGCTCTCCATCGGCGCTCTTCGTGCGATGCGCCAAGCGGCTGCTCGTGTCGAGGTGCCGCCTGGGGAAGAGAAGGACGAGGCGCAGGGGTTCGAGCTTTCCAAGCTCGCGCTCGAGGCGTGCATCGTCGCTTGGAGCGACGCCGCCCCTGTGACCCCCGAGAACATCGCCGAACTGCCCTACACCCTGATGTTCAAGATCACCGCTGCCATCGGACTGGGAGAGCAGGAAGCCCCTTTAAGTACTGGGCCAACTTCGACCGACTCCTGAGCGGAGGCCGCGGGGAGGAGCCGCCTGAGTGGATGACGAGTTCCATCTGCGAGGAGTTCGGTGTCCCGCCCGACGTCGCGGAGCGCCAGGACATCGCGCTCTGCAAGCGCATCATGCAACTGCGCCGCTACCGCGACTCCTGGCACGAGGTCAACGTCGCCAAGACCGAGCAGAAGAACCTCACCACTGGGTGGGCGCTGGAGAAGGTCATCGAGGTGCAGAAGGCACGCATGAAGGGTGAGATCGACTGATGGCCGCAAGCTTCTACGGCGAACTCATCATCCGCACGACGATGGACACCACCGGGGTGTCCAAGGGCGTCGCGGAGACGAACGCCAAGACCGCCTCGATGGCGAAGGGTGTCGAGCGCACCCTCGGCAAGACCGGCCTCGCCATGCAGAACGTCGGCCGCACGATGACGCAGTACTACACGCTGCCCGTCGTCGCCGGTCTTGGGTATGCGACCTACGCCTCATACCAGTATCAGAAGGCGATGATCCAGGTGCAGAACCTGACCGGCCTCTCGGCCGATCAGGCGGCACGCTTCAGCGACGAGATCCGCGCCGCGTCGGCCGAGATCGGCAACGTCGGCGGGCCGCAGGCCGCGGCTGAAGCCTTCTACTTCCTCGCCTCCTCGGGCCTCGACGCCAAGGAGGCGATGAACGCCCTGCGCGTCTCGATGAAGGCGAGCGTCGCCGGCATGGGCGACATCACCACGCTGGCCGACGTCGTGACCAGCGCCATGAACAGCTACGGCCACGAGACGTACAACGCCACCCAGGCGATGGACATCCTCATGCGTACCATCGAGGTCGGCAAGGCCGAGCCTACGGCGCTGGCCTCCTCGCTCGGGCGCATCATGCCGATCGCCAACCAACTCAAGGTCGGCCTCGAGGAACTCGGCGGCAACGTCGCCGCCCTGACCCTCGGCGGCCTCTCCAGCGCCGAGGCCGTGACCGCCCTGCGCGGCACGATGGTCGCCCTCGTCTCGCCGGCGAAGATGAGCATCGATGAACTGAAGACGCTCGGCCTGACCTACCAGGAAGTCACCAAGTCGATCGCCGAGAAGGGGCTCCTGCCGACGTTGAAGATGCTCTGGGAGGCGACCGACCACAACATGCTCTCGTTGCGGAAGATCATCCCCAACGTGCGCGCGACCACCGGCGTGATGAGCCTCCTCGGGGCGAACTACGAGAAGAACCTGGAGATCATCGAGCGCGTCAGCGACTCGCAGGGCAAGCTCAACGAGACGTACAGGACGGCCGCCCAGAGCGACGTCGCCAAGTTCAACCGCGCCCTCAATACGCTGAAAAGCGCCTTCATCGAGGTCGGCGCCGTCGTCCTGCCGCTGGTGACCAAGTTGGTGACGTGGTTCGGCGACCTCGTCGGCGTCTTCGAGAAGCTCTCTCCGACGATGCAGAAGGTGACGGTGGGCTTCCTCGCCATCACGGCGGCGATGATGCCCCTGCTCTCTGTCGCCGGCTCGGTCATGCGCGCCATCGGCCTCATCGCGGTGAAGCGCGCTGCCGCCGTCGCGGCATCTGCGGTCGAGACGGCGAGCAACGCCACGCTCGTGGCCTCGAACAGCGCGGTCGCGGCCTCAGAGGCTGCGGTCGCCGGCGCGACCGGCACGCGCGCCGCAGCGACCAAGGCGGCCAACAACGTGATGGCCGCCTCGACGCTCCAGCGCATCCTCCAGACGCGCTACTACTCGCAGTACACCGGGGCAGTGGGTGGCGCCAGTCTGGCGACGAAGATCTTCGGTACGACCGCCGTGGCGGCCTTCGGTGCCATCGCTGCCGCCGCCGGCGTCGGCCTCGTCGGTGGCCTCGCCTTCCGTAAGTGGAAGCAGCAGATGGACGAAGGCCCGCCAGCCTTCGAGGACATGATTGCTCGCATCAAGAAGACGGCCAAAGAGAGCAAGGTCGATATCCCCATCAGGATCATCGCCAAGGACACTGACCTCCCTGCGGTGCGCGAGCGCATCAATCGTCTCAAGGACGAGGGCAAGATCGTGCTGACCGTCGATGCCGTCGATGCGTGGTACGAACTCTACTCCCTGAGCGACTACGTCAAGGACGACGACCGCTGGAAGATCAACATCGCCCCGGCTCACGGCGCGGAGTACTGGGAATCCATCGCGGATCAGATCAAGAGCGGGGCGACCGGGGCCGGCGACATCGGCCTGCCCATCGCGGCGCACATCATGCCCGACGTCTCGCAGAAACAACTCACGCTTCAGGCGATGAAGATCACCGATATCTTCGAGAAGGTCATGCCACCGCCCAAGATCCCCATCACCTGGAAGGCGATGTCACGCACCGAGAAGGCGAAGTTCCTCGCCGACATGACGCCCAAGCAGCAGATCCTCTTCAACTGGGGGCTCATCCAGAAGGGTCTTCCGAAGGTCAAGCCGCCGAAGATCGACTTCGCCGACAAGGACTTCAAGGGCGACATCAACCGCATGAACAAGTGGATCAACGATGTCACCAGGACGCGCGAACTGACCATCGAGGTCAGGAAGGAGCGCGTCAAGAAGGGCATCAATGAAATCGAGGGCGAGATCGAGCGCATCAGCGCGCGGGCAAAGAGGACTGGGTGGACTACCGAACTCAAGGCCAAGAAGGACAAGCTCGATGCGGCGCTCAAGAACGCCAACACGCAACTCACGAAGCTCAGTGATCGCACCGTCAAGCCGGCGGTCGGCCTCGACACGACTGACTTCGACGCGGGCGTCCAGAGCGTCATCAGCAGCATCCAGTCCATCCCCAGCGTGGTCAATATCGCCATCACGACCAGCAAGACGCCCATCGATAGAGACGCCTGGGGCGGCATCTACACCAAGCCGAAGGTGACCCTCGTGGGCGAGGAAGGCCCCGAGGTCATCATCCCGCTGACCAAGCCCAACAGGGCGGCGCAGCTACTGGCCGCCTCGGGCCTCTCGAAGTACATCGAGCAGCGGCCCACCGTCTCGGGCGTCAAGGAGCCGCGGCAGGCGGTCGTTGCCGCCGGCCCCGCCGAAGTCCACTACCACAACCACATGACGCTGCCGCAGGGCGTCGTCGTCAGCGACCTCGAGCGGTTCGGGAGCACGATGCGCCCCTACATCGAGCACGGCACGCGGCTCGCGCAGCGGCGCCGTGAGCGCGGAAGGGCGCACCTCTGATGGCGATCACGCTGGGCACGCTCGGCCTCAACGACAAGGTCAACTACTTCGTCCTCAACGAGGGCGTCAACCTCTCGGAGCCGCAGACCACCTGGGAGGAGGTGCCCAACTACACCGGCGCGGCCAACGCTCAGGTCAACGTCCACGTCCAGAAGGCGCTCATCCCGATCAGCATCCCGATGATGGTCAAGGGCTCCTCCGTCTCCGATCTGCTCTCCAAGCTGGCGGCGCTCTGGGTGGAGGTGGACAAGTCCTCGAACACCCTCACCTGGGACTCCGAGAGCTTCGACATCGTCTACTCGACGCGCCCCGAGACGATCGAGCGCGATCCCCAGTTCCAACTCGGCTTCTACGCTCGTTTCACGCTGGTGCTGATGAGGACGCCGTAAGTGACCCCTCCTTGCATCATCACCGAGGGGACGGTCTTCGAGGACTTCACCGACGACACCGACTGGACGCTCGACAGCGGCCTGAGCAAGGCGCTCGCCTGGGTGTCGGAGACGGTCGGCAAGCTCTCCCTGCGCCTCGCCCTCGGGACGACCGGCGCCTCGGGCACCACCTACTACGCGACCAAGACCATCTCGCGCGACATGAGCGGCGACAAGAGCGGCATCGAACTCGCCTGCTACGCGAGCCTCAACGCCGCGGGGCCGAACGGCATCTCCAAGGTGACCATCGAGGTGTCCTCGACCACCGACTTCTCGAAGTCGTTCAAGTTCCAGACCGTCACCAACCTCCACGACGGCTGGAACCGCATCCACGTCGCAGAGTCCGACTGGACGAACACCGGCAGCGAGTCGTGGAGCAACACGATGCTGCGCCTGCGCGTCGGCCTCACCCCGCAGTGGACGGGCGCCGCGCCCTCGGTCTACTTCGACTCGCTCACGGGCGGCGTGACGACGACGCCCGCCGTGGTGCTGATGTTCGGCAACGCCAAGCACGGCCCCCTGACGGCGCTGCCGGCCCTCGAGGACAAGGGCTGGAAGGCGAACCTGCCGATCGACCTGTTCAGCATGGACGACGCGGATCGGATGACGGCCGGCGAGTACGAGATGCTCAGGAACATGGGCTGGGAACTGCTCGGGGAACTGGCACAACTCGAACTGCTCGATCCGACGTGGTCGCACACGGCCTACACGCGCTACGACGGCCGCATCCAGCACGCCGTGCTCGACTACTACATGACCTACGCCGGCTACTACGGCTGGGGGCCGTTCCGCTTCCTCTTGGGCGTCAACTCCTGGCGGGCGACGGCCCCCGAGATCCACGAGGTGCTCGCCGCGCACCGCATCCTGCTCACGGTGCGCTCCAGTTCGGGATCAGAGAACACCGCCAACGCGATGCCCTTCGACGCGGTCTACAACCTGCCCGTGCTCTTCCTCGGCAACACCGTCACGCTGGCGACGGCCGAGGCGGCGGTCGATACCGCGGTCGCCCGCGGCGGCGCCCTCTTCATCGAGGTCGAAGACCTCATCCCCAGCCCCGGCGCCTACGACTGGACGGAGGACGACTACCTCGACCTCCTCGACTACATCGACGGCAAGGGCATCACGCCGAAGACGATGACCGAGATCTGGGAGTTCCAGAGCGAGGAGCCAGTAGCGAGCACCGCAAGTGTGATACTCGGCAACATGGAACTCAACGATCAGGTCAACTACTTCGTGGACGGCACCGGCGTCAGCACCGGCCAGCGCCAGACGGTCTGGGAGGAGGCGCCCTCGTACGCCTCCTCGGTCGCCAATGCCCAGGTCAACGTGCATCACAGTGGCCTCGTGCCGGTCACCATCCCGATGCGCGTCAAGGGCGCCGACCTCGCCGACCTCGACACCAAGCTGCTCGACCTCTGGACTGAGGTGGACAAGCAGACGAACACGCTGACCATCGGCATCGATGAGTCCTACAACATCGTGCGCTCATCGAGGCCCGTGACCATCGAGCGCGATCCGCTCTACCAGCTTGGCTTCCACGCCTACTTCACGCTCGTCCTGATGAGGGAGCCCTGATGGCTACTCCGACCGTCACCGGCATCAACCCCGGCAGTGGCCCTCCCGGCACCCAAGTCGTCATCACCGGGAGCAACTTCGGCGAGGACGTCTACGAGGTCAAGTTCGGCACCTACGACGTCGGCACCAACTTCGTCGTCGTCTCCGAGACGGATCTCATCGCCTACGTCCCGTCAGGCACCGGCACCGACCTCAACGTCACGGTCAAGAACGGCGACGGCACCGGGACGCTGACCTCGGGCTGGGACTACGCGACCTACATCGGCGGCCCCGGCGGCACCGGAGGTTCTGCTCCCACGGTCACGGGCATCGTCCCGACCCAAAGTGCCTACGAGGACGGGCGCGGTGGTGACAGCGTCGTCATCACCGGGACGAAGTTCGCGACCACCTTCGTGGTCTGGTTCGGTGACGTGCCCTCACCCTCGTTCACCATCGACTCCGACACCCAAGTCACGGCAATCGCCCCACCCGGTGGCGGCGAGGTCGAGGTCGATGTCGAGAACTCCTACGGGCGCAGCGCCGACCCCGGCACGGCCAACGACTTCACCTACCCCGAGGTGGACGTCCCGGTCGTCACCAGCATCTCGCCCACGGGCGGCACGGTGAACACCATCGTCACCATCACGGGCGACTACTTCGCGACCGCGAACTCGGTCACCTTCAACACTCGCTCTCCCGTCGTGTCCTACGACGCCGCCTTCACCGTCCTCAGTGACGAGACGATCCGCGCCTACGCACCCGAAGGGCCGGTCGCCAACAATACCGTCGATATCCTCGTCAGCAGTCCCTCCGGTACGGCCACTGACCCTGGCGCTGGCAACGATTTCACCTACCTCGCCACGCCGACCAACCTGCGTATCGTCCCCGGCATCGGCCACGTCACCTTGTTCTGGGACGAGGTCGCCTCGGCCAGCCCCGTGACCTACGAGGTCTACGGCGGCGCTACACCCACGCCGACCATAGTCATCGCCGTCACCGGAGCGACCGTGATGACCATCAAGCAGGACTACGCGGACGGCACCAAGTACTACGGCGTCAAGACGGTGGACGTCTTCGGCAACCGCTCCGCGATGAGCAACATCGTCTCCGGTGTCGCCCTGATGACGGTGGCCGACGAGATCGCCGAAGAGGCCATCAACTCGATGAAGATGTTCGCCGCCGGTATCAGGCCACCGGTCGTGGTGGACACGCTGCCTACCCTGCCCGAGACGCCACCCGCTGAAGAGTTCCCAGTCGGGACGATGGTCTTCCTGACCACCGACCGGAGGCTCTACCGCAACAGCGGCGGCGGGCCGAACACGAACACGCACACCAACAAGGGTACGTGGTACGACCTCGTCGGCACCAACAACGGCACCCTCGACGGCTTCGCCTACACCACCGCGAGCGGCTGGAAGGGCACCGGCACCGGGGCAGACCCGTACTGCCTCGCCTTCGACTACGTTGACGACCATGTAGACCTCACGGCTATCACTGAGACGAACGACAAGGTCTACACGCTGGAGGGTTGGGCGCGTAATACGACCGACTGTGCCCATACCGGCTACATCATCTGGCACGGTTGGGATTCAGGGACGCAGTATTGCGGCCTCGGCACCTCCAGCGGCCTGCGTCCCGTCACCATCCAGAAGGACTCCTCTGCCACCGTGACCTCGATGCCGAGCGGCGACTGGGGCTGCGACGACGGCAACTGGCACCACTACGTCGCGACCTGTGACGGCTCGACGCAGAAGGTCTACATGGACGGCGTGCTGGCCGACTCCGACACCGTGGCGGGCGGCACCTTCAACGCTACCGACACGAGTCTCATCGGGCGACACGGCGTCGGCGCCGGTGGTGGATACTGGGACGGCGACATCGCCTGCGTGCGCGTCTACAGCGCCGCCCTGACGCTCGCTCAGATTGTGCAGAACTTCAAGGTAGGGCCGACCGGCGAGGGCTACTACGCCACCGATCTCGTCCATCACTGGAACACGAAGCGGTCGCTGGAGGCCGACGCATGGTCACCGATGGTCGATGCCGGCGAGATGAGCGGCGTCATCAGCGGCAACACCATCATCGGCAACAGCATCACCGCCGGGATGATCGCCGCCGGCGCCATCGGGGCGACGGAGATTGCCGCCGACTCCCTGATGTCGCGCAGCATGTTCATCGGCTCCTTCGACAACCTGATGCCGAACCCGAACAGCGAGCTTGACCCAGGCAACCGCGACACGACCTCGACGGCGAGCGACTACGAGTTCCGCTGCGTGACGACCACCAACGCCTACGCGGGCAGCAAGTGCCGCCGCCTCATCGGCGTGACCACGGGCACGACGAGCGCCATCCTGACGCCGTTCATCCCGGTGCTCCCCGACGAGAGCTACTACTTCGAGTGCCGCGCCCGCCTCGGCAGCGCGGTCGGCTCGGGGCGCGTCAAGCTGCTCTGCTACAAGCAGGACAAGTCTACGGTCATCGAGACGGTCGCCACTGACGATGTCACGGCGGCGAGCTACGGGACGACCATCTTCAAGGTCAAGGACGGCAGCGACAACCCGTGGTACGACATCCCAGCGACAGTCGGAGCGGACGGCGCGGCCTACATCCAGATTCAGCTTGAGACGACCGATATCGGCTCCGCGAACTACCTCTACGTGGACGAGATGTTCCTGCGCCGCAGGCTTCTCGGGGAACTCATCGTTGACGGCACCATCACGACGGAGCATCTAGACGCGACCGGCATCTCCTGCGACGTGCTCGACGGCGGGACTATCAACGGCCAGACAATCACTGGCGGCATCTTCAAGACCGAGACGAGCGGCGAGCGCATCGAGATTCTCACGGCGAACAGAAGTCAGATTGACTTCTACACCGGACACGCTTCAGAGGATACTCAAGGGACGATAGTCACCGACTCGCAAACTTCGGAAGCGTATCTCACACTGAGCGGCCCCATCGTATATACGAGCGGGCTTTCAGCGAACCTTTCGCTAATCGGCTACACGAGTGGTGTCACAAGGGTGAAGTCGCAGTCCGATTACATCGAACTAATCGGGACTCAGACCGCAGAAATAAAGCTTGGCTCTACCAGTAACCCATATCTGCTCATGGATGCTGGAGCCAACCGTGTCTGGCTGGGCAACAACTCAGAAACTATAGGCGTTGACATAGACGCGGACACCACTACTGTCAAGACGTACGGCGCATTGAAGCCGGGAGACAACTGGTCGAGCGGTACTTCCGATGACGGCATCTGGATTCAGGACAAAGACACGGTCGGCAGCCGCTGGAAGATGTACTTCGGCCCTGACACGACGCCGAGGCTGTATCTGCGGAACGGCTCGACGTGGTACTACGTGACCATGACGCTGGGGAGCTAAGACATGGCTGATGCGATGAAGGTCATCGACATCTTGAAGAAGACCATCGCTGACCTGACCGTCCAGAACGCCGCCCTCTCGGTAGACCTCGAAGAGGCGCAGACCAAGCTGATGGTGGCCGACGCAGAGAGGCCCAAGGACGCCAAGTGAGCATCCACGGCACCAACTACGTCGGCCTCAAGGACGGCGGCCTCTCGGTCAAGATCGGCGGCGTCGAGCGCCGTGACGTCGTCCACGGGCTCGAGTTCGACAGCACGAACCAGGGTGACGGCGCGGCCTCGTTCTGGATGGATCCCGCTGACCCGTTCAGCCCGCGCTCCCAGTGGACGGAACTCAAGGTCGGCGCCACCATCGATGTGACGCACACCCTCGACGCCGTCACGACGCAGCTTTACAAGGGCTTCATCATCAACGATCCGCGCACCGGCTACGCCGGCGAGAAGAAGGTGCTCGGCATCGAGTGCGGCGGCGTCCTCGAGGTCGCCCGCTGGCGCCAGGACTGCGGCTTCGTCTTCACCGACTCAGACCCTGACCAGTGGTTCGAGAACAAGCGCAACGGCAAGTGGGCCTCGATCGACATCAGCGACGTCATCGAGATCCGCGCCGAGGACGGCACCAAGGTGCCGCGCGGCCCCGACGACACGCCGCGGGCGGCGATGATCGGCTACCTGCTCTACGAGGGCGCCACCTACATGAAGAAGCCCACCGGCCTGATGAACGGTGTCAAGCGCATCAGGGGCAACATCACCTGCAACCTGAAGGAGAACATGAGGGCGCGGCTGGCGTGGTCTACGGACTACACGGTCGAGCGCAACCCTGCCGACTCGGCGTACAACGAGATCCACACCTGGGACGCCGGCACCGTCCTCAACGGATATCCGTTTGACGAGCCCGTAGGTGGCGTTGGCGACAACCCCGGCTACATCACGCTCCAGCTATGGACGACGAACAGCAAAGGTCAGACGGTCACCGCCGACCGCTTCGTCAGCATCGACAACGTCGAGCTTTACACGAGCACAAACGAGAAGACCGTCGATGAGGCGCTGCTCGCCATCGCCCAGTTCATCGACCTCCACGACAGCGAACTGACCTCGACCGTGGGCAGCGTCCTCCAGAGCCTCGTCGCCCGCCCGATGACCGATCCCGTGAGCGCCATGAACACGATCGCCCAGCAGGCTTCGGTGCTGGTCGAGTGGGGCTGGTTCAGCTACTACAGCGCCGGCTCCAAGTTCCGCTTCGTTGCCAGACCGCTGCTCACCGACCCGACCTCCATCCAGGTGCTCGACAACTGCTACGCCATCGACGCCACCGAGCCGGGGACGGTCTGGGACGTGCGTCAGCATCCCGACGAGGAGGGCAACTACAAGGCGCTGCGCTTCCAGTACGGGCGCCTCGGGCGCAGCAACTACCCTGCCGGCTTCCCCGACACGGTGATCCGTCCCAAGACTCCCGGCTGGGGCCAGGGTTCGCCCTTCATGGGCACCACGGCGCGCGTCCTTGCGGTCGATTTCAGCGGCCACAACTACTCCGTCGAGGCCGCCGGCAGGAACGCCGACCGGCTGGCCCGCCACCTCGGCACCGGACTCTCGAGCGGCACCTGTCAACTGAAGCAGCTTGAAGTCCACCGCTGGGACACGCCCTCGGAGTGGAGGCCGGTGCCCTACATCAGGGGCGGCGACTGGGTGTGGTGCGAGCAGTCGCTCTGCGGGCCGCTCTACGTGGTGCGCTCGCACGTCGATGTCGATAGCGAGACGGTGGATCTCGAACTCGGCCTCGGGGCCGACGCGCTCATCGAGCAACTCGAGGCCGCCGGCGCCATCAGGACGATCAAGCTCGCCAAGCACCGCCGGCGCGGCTGGAGGAGCAAGAAGTAATGGCCGACCACTTCGAGAAGGCCAAGGACGACATTCTCAGGCGCACCGCCGAGAACGGCGGGCCGAAGCCGCTCGACCTTCTCGAGGCGCTCCAGGGGCTCGCTGACGACATGGACGAGAAGCACGACGAGGTGGTCGGCATCGTCAACAAGCACCTCAAAGAAGCGTCGGTACGCGACTCCCGCATCCAGAAGGTGGAGGACAAGATCGCGCGCACCGAGGACAACTGCCCGCACGTCATCGAGAACGCTATCAGCGAGGCGGTCAGGCGGTCGACGACCGAGCACCATGAGACGCACGCTGCCTACGTCGCCTCTGTAGCCAAGCCGCGACGCAAGGATGACAAGGAGAGCAAGGACTACCGCAAGGAGCGCGAGGAGTCGAAGCAAGTCTGGCTGATGTGGATGGTCGGCTCCAAGGTCGGCTACATCCTCATGGCCCTCATCATCACGGCCCTCAACTTCGGAGTCCACTACCTGCTCATGGGCGAACCGTAAGGAGCCACCTTGAACCTCACGACCGTGCTCATCATCCTCTGCATCGTCATCGCCGTCATCGTCATCGCGAAGATGATCTGATGGCCGCACGCAGGACACAGGTGACCGCGACCTTCTTCGACGCCGAGGGCTACCCGCTGGTGGCCTTCCGCGGCAACGCCCAGGACGTCGGAGACGCCGCCGCCATCTATATCTGCAACCTCGCCCAGCCGCTCGGCGGCAGCCCGCTCATCCGTCTCATGGAGACGAGGGAAGAGGAGGAGTCGTGATCGAGAAGACCATCTCCAGCCCGAACTGGAGCCCGCGTCCCAACGGGCTCAGGGACGTCTGGGGCGTCATCCTGCACCACACGGCATCGGCTGACGGCTCGGGATTGGCGATCGCCAGGATGTTCCAGAACAAGAGCTTCGCGGTCGCAGCCCATGTCGTGGTTGACGATGGCAGGGAGTTCGCCAACATCCGCGTCTACCACTGCGTCCCGCCGGAGAAGGCGGCATGGCAGGCGGGTAAGTGCCGGCGTTACGACTGGGATCGCGACGGCAAGCTCGAGGACTGGGAGGCGTACGTCAACACCCACACGCTCGGCGTCGAGATCGTGAACAAGGGCGACAACAAGGACGTCTTCCACGACGCCCAGATCAAGGCTGTCGCTGCCCTGATCCGGCGCTGGGACGCCAAGTGCCCGAATCTCAAGCTTCAGGACATCACCGATCATCAGACCGTCAACCTCAACGGCAAGATCGACATGCGCCCCAACTTCCCGGCGGCGAAGCTCTTCTGGTGGATCCTGCACCCGCGCTCGCCGATCCCGCCTGACGGCGCCTACAAGCACCTCCCCGACTGGGCGCAGCGACAGGTCAACGAGATCGTCAGGGACTGACCATGCCCTACCGCTCGGCCAAGCAGCGCGCCTACATGCACATCAACCTGCCCGCCATCGCCAAGCGGTGGGACAAGAAGTACGGCGGCAAGGTGCGGCCCAAGAAACGGTGGAAGAGCAAGAGGACTTGACGGAGGAATCCCCTCTCTGACCTAGAATAGGGACGCGCAGTCTACCCTCACTGCGTAGGCCACGGGGCCGCTCGCTGCATGACAGCCCCGTGGCCGTCTCTGTAAACGGGAGAGAGGAACCGTGTGAGAGATGGGAGACAGGCTCTACTCATAGTCGTCACCGCCGCGGTCATCGTCATGGCCGCCCTGCTGGCGACACCCGACCTCGCTGCCAACGAGACGGTAGTCACTCCGACGCCAGACCCTTCCCCGGTCGTCCAGACCAAAGCCAAGCGTTTCGATCGCTCCCCGGCCCCGGCATCCCTCGTGGCCTGGGCACGCGCCTGGAAGCGCCACGCCGTGCGCGACCTCGCCAGCCTGAACCGCGCCCGCGCCTGCTTCTCGCTGCCGCGGCTCAGCGTCTCCTGGGAGGAACCGCCGCGCAGCGCGTGGCGGGCGCCGTGGGGACAGGCCGGCGAACGCTGGCGCGACCGCGCGCGGGACTACCACGACCGCTTCGCCGCCCTGCGCTGGCGCATGAGCCACCCCGGCCCCGGCGGCGTCGAACGCTGGCGCCCGCTGGTGCGCTGGCACTGGCCGGCTCACCTCGTGGAGCGCGCCCTCTGGGTGATGAGGCTCGAGAGCGGCGGCAACCCGCTGGCCCGCAACCCATCGGGCGCCGCCGGCCTCTTCCAGTTGTACCCCGCGCCAGCGGGCTGGGCTAATCCTGATACAAATATCTGGTACGCCTACTGGAAGAAGTACCGCCCCGCCGGATCCTTCTCGCCGTGGGTGGTCACGCACTGATGGAGGGAGGTGAGACACATGAAGCTCACCGAAGTCATCACGCTACTCGCCACCGTGCTCGTCGCCGGCTGGTTCTCCGCATTCATCGTCCAGTTCATCAAGCAAGCGAAATGGGCGAGTTGGGTGAAGTTGGTCATCAGCGCCGTCATCGCCATCGTGGTCGCGATCGCCACGCTCTGGCTCAGCGGCGACGTCACCAGCTTCCTCGACACCTACAGCAACGGGACGCTCGATGTCGAGCACATCATCGCCTTCGCCACGCTGATCTTCACCAGCGCCGCGACGTGGTATCGCTTCTACTTCAAGGACGCGACCTGGGCGCAGAACCTCGGCAACTGGCCGGGGGGATCGTCTGAGTGACACAGGGTGTTGACACGGGGGTATACTGTCCTCGGTGATGGTTACCCCCTTCACCTTCAGCCGGCCTGACGAGTTTGGTTGTCCCCTTTCGCGTCAGGCCGGCCCCCTTTAAAGTTTCCCTTGCGTTCCGTCCGCAGCAAGGATTACGCTCTCTCCTGACGAAGCACTACGTGTCCATTCACCTTGAGGGAGCGTGAATCATGCAGCGCAAGAGAGCCCCCTACTGGCTCGCCGCGACCGTGCTCATCGCCTGTATCGCCGCCTTCTTCTACCTCGCCTGCCTGATCGCCAGCAACGCCACGGCGCTGGTCGCCGTCGCGCTCTTCGTGCTGGCGATGGTGGTGCTCTACGCCTCCGAGCTTCGGGCATGAGCGTCGGCGTCTCCATCGGGCGCGGCGAGAACTGGCTGCGCGTCAGCCATTTGGAGAACAAGGTCACCGCCCACGCCGGCACGAGTTCGGTGGGCAGCACCTTCTTCTTCGACATCACGCTCGACGCCAACGACGAGATCGTCCTCCACCGCGGCGACGTCGAGGTCTACGTCTCGCTCGAGCGTCTGTCCGAACTCCATGAGACGCTGGGCGTGTTCATCGGAGAGGCCAAGCGTCTGCTGGGAGAGAAGCCATGAGCCGTGAGAGCGCCGTCGAGAAAGCCCACCGCGAGTTCGGCGGCATCACCGCCTCGATGAGCGCCACCGTATGTGGTGTGAACCCGTGGGACTCGCCCTACGCGCTCTACCAGCGCCTCATCGGTGAGGCGCCGCCGCTCGAGCAGAACTTCGCCATGTGGCTGGGGGGCCAGATGGAGGGCATCATCATCCGCGCCTTCACGCGCGAGACGAAGCTCAGGGTGCGGCGCCCGAAGCGCGCCTTCGATCCCGACTTCTGGTTCGAGACGCACGAGTGGGGCTTCCCGATGGGCTGCCTGCTCGACGGCATCACCGTCGATAGCTCGGGGCAGGCGATCGTGGAGGCCAAGCACGCCTCCTCCTTCGCCGGCGACGACTGGGAAGGCGAGCCGCCGCTGATGTACTGGTTCCAGATGCAGCATCAGCTTGCCTGCACCGGCTGGCTCGCCGCCTACGCCGTCGCCCTGGTCGGCAAGAAGTTGGTCTGGCTGCGCGTCGAGCGCGACGACGAGATCATCGCCATGATCACCGACGCCGAGCGCGAGTTCTACATCGAGCACCTCAAGCCGCGGGTGCCGCCGGCCATCGACGGCCACACCGCGACGAGCGAGGCGATCAAGCGCCAGTACGCCCATGCCGAGCCGGGGTTCAGCGTCATCATCGAGGACGCCGAGGCCGAGCGCCTCTGCGCCAAGTACGGCGCCGAAGGGCGGGCCATCGAGGCACTGAAGACCGAGCGCGAGCAGACGAAGAACCTCCTGCTCGCCATCGTCTCGAGCGCCGAGAGCGCCGTCATCGGGGAGTACAAGGTGACCGCCAAGGAGCAGCACCGCAGCCATCTCGACGTCGAGCGCCTGTGCGCCGAGATGCCCGAGGTGGCAGAGAAGTACCGCAAGGTGACCAGCAGTCGCCCGCTTCGGGTGACGCAGAGGAAAGGGGACGTGTGATGGCAGTCAAGAAGGGACAGGAGGTCGCCAGGACGGGCAAGGTCAGCCTGCTGGCGAAGATGGCCGCCGAGAGCAACCTCGAGCCGAACAACTTCCTCGCCACCATCAAGAGCACCGTGATGAAGGGCAACCCGACGAACGAACAGGTGACCGCCTTCCTCATGGTGGCCGACCGCTACAAGCTCGATCCCATCCTCAAGCAGATCCACGCCTTCGCGGACAAGGGCGGCGGCGTCATCCCGATCGTCGGCAACGACGGCTGGAACATGCTCGCCCAGCGCCACCCGCAGTTCAACGGCGAGGTCATGGTCTGGTCGGAGGAGTGGGTCAAGCCCGAGGGCGGCAAGCCCTGTCCGAAGTGGGGCGAGATCAGCGTCTACCGCAAGGATCACGACTACCCCACCGTCCACCGCGAGTACATCGATGAGGTCTACCGCAAGACCGGCCCGTGGATGAGCAACACCAAGCGTATGCTGGAGCACAAGGTGCGGAACCAGGGCTACCGGATCGCCTTCGGCTTTTCCGGCATCTACGACGAGGACGAGGGCCAGCGCATCGTCACCGAGGGGATGCCGCAGGAGGCCGTCGATTTGCCCTCCAGCAACGCCGAGAAGGCGCGTAAGGTACTGGGCAAGGCAACCACCCCAGAAGCCCCCCCGAAGGCCGCAGAGGACGTTATTTTCCCGGCCGTCGAGGAGGACGGCACGGTGACCGGGATCATCGTGGAGACAGACAGCGGCGAGGTCGTGACTCTTGAGCCCCTGACGGGCGAGGTCACCGACACCAGCGAGATCATCGAAGAACCCGCGGACGATCTGGTCGAGGCGGCCAAGGCGCTCCTCGACGCCGTCGAAGAAGACGAACCGGTCGAGGAGCGCGTCGTCCCGCCGGCGACCAAGAAGCAACTCGAGGCGCTGGTCGCCGCGGCCAAGAAGGGCGGCTGGTCGAACCAACTGGTGACGCGGATGCTCAAGGAGCAGTACGGCGTCGCCAAGGCGGCCGACCTCAACCGCGAGCAGGCGCTCGACATGGTCAAGCACCTCATGGCGGGCAACGCCGACGAGCAAGAGAACCTGGAGTTCTGAGGTGACGACCGTCAGGTTGTCCACGGTCGAGATGAGGCGCTCGGCCATCGTCGGCATCATGCGACGCCTCAACGCAAAGTGCGCCGGTCGCTCTGAGACGTACGGCAGGGCGCGCGATCCTTGGGACACCGATATCGAGGCCGCCTGCGCCGAGTGCGCCGTGGCGAAGGGAGTGGGCATCGAGTGGGCCGGCGCGACGGAGCCCGACTACGACGGCGACGTCGGCCCACTCGGAGTGCGCTACACGAACAACGATCGCGGCAGTCTCATCCTCCACGAGCGCGATCCCGGCGATAAAGTCTTCGTTCTGGTCACGGGGGCCGATGGCGCCTACGTGCTGCGGGGATGGATCCTCGCAGCAGACGGCAAGCGGGAGGAGTACTGGCGCACCGACGTCCGCACCCCGGCGTTCTTCGTACCCCAGTCCGCACTCGAGGACATAGAGAGGCTCTGACATGGCGGTGAAGAAGCAACCCGTGAAGCTCAACCTGGGCTGCGGCCCCGAGCACTACGAGGGCTGGGTCAACGTGGACGCCTCGCCCGACGAGAAGCCCGACGTGGTGGCCGACGTCATCGATCTCCCCTTCGAGGACGACAGCGTGGACGAGATCTTCGCCAGCCACATCCTCGAGCATGTGGACTGGCGCGTGCCGGCGCTCGAGGAGTGGCACCGCGTGCTGCGCCCCGGCGGCGTCATCGTCGTCATCGTGCCCGATATCATCGGCGTCTGGTACGCTTGGAAGCTGGGTCAGGTCTGGGGCCATCCGACGCAGTACCCCATCGACCTCGGCTACGTCAACGCCACGGCCTTCGGCGGCGTCGTACTCGGCATCCCCTACTTCCAGAACGCCGGCCACATCCATCGGCAGATCTTCGTGATGGACATGCTCGAGGAGCGTATGCGCCCGCTGTTCCCCGACGCCCACCGCGTCTCAGAGACGGGGCCGCGCAGGGTGACGCTCATCGAGACGGCAGTCGCGGGGACGAAGCCATGAAGGTCAAGGTCTACCGATATGAGTGGGACTCCTACGTCGAGGACAACCTCGACCTCCTCGCTGCTCTGCTGACCATCGGCAAGGCGCTGGAGGATGGAGCCGTGAAGGTCGAGGTGGAACCATGACCTCCCTTGACGACCTCCGCAAGTTGGGCGAGTTCCCGGCGGTGGAGGAGTACCGCAGGCAGGCAGACGGCCCCGCAGGAGAGGGACTTAGTGGCTATCTCAAGGACGTGGCCGACGCCGCCATCGAGGAGTTGGCCGAGGCGGTCATCGCTTCCCGCGCCCAAGACTTCCGAACTTGGTGCACCTGCGACAAGGCGCACCAAAGAGTCTACTTCGTCGGGGATGCTGTCTCACACTGCCCTGCCTGTTGTCTCAAGGCCCGCGCCGAACGGGCCGAGGCCGACTTCCGACGCGCCCTCGATGACGAGGAGAAGGCCAAGCAGAGGGCTATCGAGGCCGAGGCCGAGGTGGCGCGGTCGAAACTCGACCACAGCATCCTCTCCGATGACTACAACGAACTCAGGAACGAGACTTTGCAGCCACGATGCCAGCATCGCTTCCTCGCCTCCGACAAGACGGAAGGAATGATTTGCTGCTCGCGCTGCGGGGCGACCTACATGGTGGACGACTACTTCGCCAAGAAGGAGATACGCATCTGGAAGCGCCGCGCCGCGCAGGCCGAGCGTGAGCGCGACGACCTCAAGGAGTCGAACGACACATGGCTCGAGGTCGCCTCCACCATCGGTCGCGAACTCGGCATGACGCCTACCTACGCCATCGCATGGGCACCGGAGCGCATCCAGGCGCTGAAGGCCGAGGCGGCGCGGCTGGAGTGGATGCTGGCGCAGTTGGAGGAGGACGGCGCGTTCAGGCATGGCGAACTGGCCGACCTCGCCGCCCGCTACGAAGCCGAGGACAGGTGACGCCCTTCCTCTACATCCTCGCCGGCTTCATCGTCGGCTGCCTGCTGACCTACGTCGTCCTGCGGGAGGGAGCATGATCGGCTGGCTCTGCTACGCCGGCCGCCACCAGTGGTCTGACTGGCGGGTGGAGCACTTCATCGGCAAACCGCGACGGCGCTGGTATCGCCAGTGCCTGCGCTGCGGCAGGAGGGAGTGGAAGTGAACGACGCGATCGACTGGGAGGCCACCCAGGACACCCGAGAGGGCTGGGATGCGACCGACCTCATCGACCACTGGCGCAGCCTCGCCTGCCAGGAGCACGAGCGCGCCGAGCGCCTCGAGTGGATGCTCGACCGCAACCTCGCGCTGGGCAGCGCCTACCCCAAGGTGATGAAGGAGAAGCTCGAGGACGAGTACGAGCGCCGCGACGCGCCGTCCTCCGCGCCGGCGCCCAGAGCTTGGCCGTTCCGATGACGCCAGACTGGGACTCGATACGGAGTATCGTCACGAGCATGACCTTCATGCTCGCCATCGTCGCCTTCTTCCTCGGCGGCGCCTTCGGCTTCTTCCTCGCCGCCCTGATGGCGACCGCCGCCAGGGACGACGACTGCGCCCGCTGCTGGGCGCGCACGATGCGGAACGTCCAGCCCAAGGATTACCACGAGGAGTGAACATGCAGCCTGACGATCTCGTCATCTACTCGCGCAGCCACTACGAGGTGCTGGTCGGCTACGACCTCATCCGCGAGAGCGCCGCGCGCAGGACGGACGTCCTCGGCAGGGTGACCTACGACAAGGTCGATCGGCGCAACGACATCAGCGGCAGGGTGACGGCGGTGGGTGACGGCTGGGTGCAGGTACTGTGGACGGCGACCGGCAAGAAGACCTGTCACTTCCCTGAGAACCTCGAACTCGCCCGCGGCACCGCCGGCTGGATCTGAGCATGAGTTGGTGGGGCGACGCTGCCGGGGCGCCGACGCTCGGCCACTCCGAGAAGGAACTGGTCGCGGAGTGCAAGAAGATCGCCGCGGCGATGAACGCCTACCTTGAGGTCGCCGGCCAACTGAAGGCGCGCGGCTCGGGCAGCACGGTTGGGCTACCGGACGGCTTCCTTTACTGTTCGGGGAAGTGCCTGCCCATCGAGTTCAAGACCGAGAAGGGCCGCCTCTCTGCCGCTCAGGCCGGCGCCCAGCACCGCCGCATGGAACAGGGCGTCCACACCTGGATCATCCGCAAGCCCGAGGAGTTCATCGACCTCGTCAACCTGTGCAGGAGGACGGCGTGAAGTACCTCTCGCTGTTCAGCGGCATCGAGGCCGCCTCGCTGGCCTTCGATCCGCTGGGCTGGGAGCCGCTGGCCTTCGCTGAGATGGAACCCTTCCCCAGTGCCGTGCTCGCAGCGCGCTGGCCCGATGTCCCCAACCTGGGTGACGTCACCGCCGTGGACTGGGAGGCGTGGCTCGCAGAGCACGGCCGCCCCGATGTCGTCATCGCAGGATCACCCTGCCAAGCATTCTCCGTCGCCGGCAACAGGAGGTCGCTAGCTGATGCCCGAGGAAACCTCACCCTGTTTACAGCAGAGCTTGTTCGACTGCTCCAGCCCCGATTCTTCATCTGGGAGAACGTACCGGGAAGTCTCAGCACCAGGGACAACGCCTTCGGCTGCCTGCTGGGAGAGCTTGTGGGCGCTGGCGAGCCTCTCGTCCCATCAGGGAAGCGATGGACGAACTCGGGTCTTGTGTCTGGACTCGAAGCGCGCGCCTGCTGGCGTATCCTCGATGCCCAGTATTTCGGAGTGGCCCAGAGACGCCGCCGTCTGTTCCTTGTCCTCTGTCCTCGAGACGGGGCCGATCCCGCGGCGGTACTACTTGAGTGCGAAAGCCTGTTCGGGGATTCTGCGCCGCGCCGCGAAGCGCGGACGCGCCCTGCCGGCGGCCCTCCAGCAGGCGCTCGAGGCGGCGATCTGCTCGCAGACAGCGGAGTCGTCAGAGGACTGAAGGCACGCTTCGGCACCAGCGGCTCCGACCTCGATGACGCGGAGGGCGGTCACCGTGTCCCCGACGGCCCCTGGTGGGACGGCTCCGACGTCTCTGAGTGCCTCGACTCCTCCAAGCTGCTCAAGCAGCAGACGATGCCTGAGAAGGGCCGGTTCGCGGCAGTGGTGGAGCCGATGGCAATCCCCATCCAAGAGCCGAACTGTGGCACTGGGCCGTCTGGCTTTGATGACCAGCGCAAGGGACTCGGTGTGGGCGACGAAGACGATCCGATGTACGCCCTTCAGGCGGGTCATCAGCACGCCGTCGCCTTCCGAGAGGCGAACTCCGAGAACAGTTGTGGCACCGCCGTCTCTGAGGACGGCTCCTGTCCGACGCTGCTCAACGCCGCCGGCAATGTGGTGCCGGCCGTCGCCTTCAAGCCCAGCCACTACACGCGCGGCAAGGACGGCGCCCCGCAGGAGACGAGTCCCCCGCTCGTCGCCCACATGGGCCGCGGACTGGGTGACCAGGATCCGCACGTCCTCGCCAGTGGCTTCCACGTCAAGGGCGGCGGCGGCAACGACAAGCGGTGCAGCATGGTCGAGGACGGCAGCCCTGCGGTGGTGGAGCCGCAGCCCATCGGCTTCCAAGCCAAGCGAGGGCAGAACTCTGACCTCTGCGCCACGCAGGATGGGTCGCCGCCACTCAGCGTGGAGGGTTCAGTCGCCGCAGTCGTCCATCCCGGCGCCGGCGGTCGCGCCGACGAGCGCATGGTGCTGGCACGGGAAACGGCACCTACGCTCTCCGGTGGGCATGGGGGCGGTGCTGGACATCAGTATCGCCAGAAGGGGAACGAAGACGCACTGGTCGCATCTCCCGACCCAGCGATGGCCGTGCGCCGCCTCACGCCGCGGGAGTGCGAGCGCCTCCAGGGCATGGAAGACGATCACACAAAAATCCCGTGGCGCGGCAAGCCGGCAGAGGAGTGTCCAGACGGGCCGCGCTACAAAGCCATAGGGAATTCAATGGCGGTTCCGGTGATCCGCTGGATCGGGCGGCGGGTGGAATACGCCGCCGCTCTTCATCAGGACTGAACGTGCGAGAGGCCGGGGTGGACGAGTCCCGGCCTCTCTGTCACCCCGTCTGGCTGGGGACTCAGACGGCGGCGACCTCCCCTACCTTCTTCCCATTCTCTGAGACGCTGCCGGCGATGACGCCCACGCCGGCCTCGACCACGGCCTCTTCTTTCTCGTGGATCTCCAGCCGCGGCGTGGCGATCTCGCCCTGGTGCTGGCCGTGCCAGACGGCGGCGCACTTGCGCGTGCAGAACACCTTCTGCCTGCCGGTCAGCGGCTTGGCACAGTTGCGGCAGTAGACGCCGCGCATCCTGAGTGCCGGCTGCTCGACGTACTTCTTCGGCGCCTTGCCCCTGAGTTCCTCGACGCGGTTGATCGTCTCCTCGAGCGCGCCCTCGATGATGCTCATGCGCTTGAGGATCTTCAGCGTCACCGCGTCGCCGTCCTCGATGCGGAGCAGGCGCTCCTCGTGGTTGACGATGCCCTCCCAAAGCTGGTGCATCTGGCCGAGCAACTGGCGGGCAAGGCGCACCTCGGGCGGCGTCATGCCCTCGAGCGTCTCGTAGATGTCGGTCAGGTCTTGGACTTCAGCGTTCATGTGGCCTCCCTCTGGACTACCGTGTGACGCGGAAGACGCGGCCCTTCGTGACGAGGGGCTTGTCTGCCGGCCCTTTGACATAGGCATGGATGAACTTCGGCTTGTGGCGTCCCTCTGAGGGATACCACTGGTTGCGCCAGAATGGGTTGACGATCCAGCGATGCGACCAATCCCGGCCCACACACTCGTCGTCAACGTGCTCTGCCTGACGTGGCCGCCGCAGCGTGACGACCAGGACATCGGAAGGCTCCCTGCCGGCGCGTTGCACTCTCCTCGCGGTCGGCCGGCTCATCTTCTCGTGGCGCGTCCAGGTGAGCGGCTCGTTGATGAGCAGCACGTAGGCCCAGAAGAGGCGAAAGTACTCGCTCGCTTCGCCCAGCCTCATCCCGAATCGCCACGGCTCTTGGAGCGCAGCGAACAGGCTGTTGTTACCAGCGGTTGTCGGCGTGAGTACGATGCGTGTCTCCTTGGCGGCGCAGAACCAGAGGTTCGCGGCGATGCTCTCTCCGGCGAAGACCACGAAGGCGCGGCTGGGCATCACCCCGAGATCATGGAACGCGGGCACATAATCGTCGGGAAGCGTCCGCTCCATCGCCTTGACGAGTCCGGCGAGTTCGTCCGACACCCACATCAGTGATGCCGCCCAGAGTTCCTCTGATGCAAAGAGGTCACGGTCAGTCGCTGCCCAGCGCAGCTTCTCCTCCACGGCCTCGCTCACGCTGTTGACGCTCGTCCGGCCAGCGAGGGCGTACTCTGGGGCTTCGTTGTCTTGATGCTGCTCAAGCCGCTCCCTTTGTCGGTTCTCGATGCCCGCTAGGAACTCCTCACGGCTTGTTCCTGGCCGCGGGAAGTGAAAGCTGGTGGCCTCTAGGGCAGCGTCCATGCCCACTCCAACTGACAGCCGCACCGCCGCCTCCCAGCGAGAACGCACCTCTTCCGCGAGGTCGATGCGTATGGGCCAGAGCGGGGATTCGGAGAGAGGGAACGCGGCCATGTAGTAGAGCGCATCGCCGTCCTCCTCAAGGGCTATGATCTGGGCGAGTCTACCGAACTGAAGTTGCCGGTTACTGGCACCGATACGCAGGCGCCACGCCTTTGCTGGCTCAGGCCCAGCCCAAACGATGCCAAGAGGATCTTCGGTAATCTTCGAGGAGAGATGGCGCAGGCTCTCCTTGAGTTCCCGCAGATACTCCTTGTCGGTCTTCTCGATCCAGCGGCCCGATGTCCACCCAGTCATGTGGCCTCCCTCTTCGCCGTCACCATCTCGACGGCCTCGATGATCTCCTCGCAGAGTTGCTCGGGCAGGCGGCTGCGATCCACCGTCTTATGTCCTTGCGTGGAGCCGGGAGTACGCGAGCCCCGCGGCGCCGCGACGTGGCAGGGGTCACCGTTGCTGCACATCGGCCGTGCCGCCCAGGCGAAGTTGCTCCAGATATCGGTCGGCTTGCGGCGCGTGTCGCCGTAGGCGCAATAGGTGATGCTGGTGCGGTACGGCGCCCGCTCCACGACGGGCAGCTTGCGGAGCTTGCCCATCGGGTTCTCGATCGCCCAGAGCAGGTTGGGGTTGCGCTTCTCCCAGTAGTCGATGAAGGCGAAGGTCGCCTCGACGATCCGCACGCCGAGCTTGGCCTCTTCGGTCTTCGGCGTGTGCGGGATGGGGTACTCGGGCGTCGGCTTGTCGGGCGACCAGTGCTTGCCGATCGACGCCACGCTGAAGAAGGTGCAGGGCGGTGAGGCCCAGATGAAGTCGGGTGCCCACGGCGCGACCGCCGGATCAAGCTCGAGGATGTCGCCCACGGCGTCCATGTTCTCGAACTCGTAGAGGTCGGTGCTCCAGACCGCCCAGCCGCGGCGCTCCGCTACCTTGCCGATGGAGCGCGTGCCGGCGAAGAGTTCGAGCATCCGCAGTGGACGGCTGGCACCCTCGAAGACGCCGTCCCCGAAGTCGGTGCCGCAGGCAGGGCAGACCATCTCGCCGTCGCTGTCCTCGCGCATGGCGTGGCCGCACTGCTCGCAGGCCGGCACCGCCGTGCCCTCGACGGGCAGCCAGATCCTGTCCTCTGAGTCGCGCACCGGACGGCCCAGGCAACCCATCAGCGTGTCGCAGGGGTGGTCGCAGGGCACATCCTCGTAAGCGTCGTCGCACCGCTCGCAGGTAGGCTGCCCGTCCTTGTCGAGGAACATCTCCTGGCCGCAGTCGCGGCAGTAAAGCTTGCTCATTCAGTCCCCTTTCATCGGGCACGCGGGTGCGCGCTCAGGTAGGTGGCCTTGAGATGGGCCTCGCTGACGTGCGTGTAGATCTCGGTCGTGGTCACGCGGGCGTGGCCGAGGAACTCTTGGATGCTCCGCAAGTCGGCGCCGCCCTCGAGCAGATGCGTCGCGCAGGCGTGCCGCAGCATATGTGGGTGGCAGGCGACGCCGGCGCGGCTGGCGATGCGGCCGACGATGCGGCGCACGTCGCTGGTCGCCAGCGGGTTGCCGTTGACGGTGGTGAGGATCGTCTCGCTCGGCGTCGCCGGCCGCACCTCAAGCCACGCATCGATGGCGTCCAGGGTGCGCTCCGAGAATGGCACCATCCTGGTCTTCTCGCCCTTGCCGTGGACGATGAGCATGCCGTCGTCGCGGCGCACATCCTGCACTTTCAGAGTGCAGGCTTCGGCACTGCGGAGCCCGCAGCCGTAGAGAAGTTCGAGCAGGGCGAGGTCGCGCTTTCCGCGGGCGAACTCGGGGCCGATCTCGAGGCCAGATTTCTGCTCAGGATTCGCCTCGGAAATCGTCCCGGCAATCGCCACCGAAGCGGCGCGGCTGGCGACCGCCGTGCAACGCACGCCGGCCTCGGCCTCGGCCTGGGCGAGAATGCGCTCGGCCTCGCCGGCAGAGACGACGCGCGGCAGGCGCTTGGGCCGCGCCGGCACCTTGATCTTGTCGGCGACCTCGGCGTCCACCACGCCGGCCTCCGCGAGGAAGCCGATGAAGGCGCGCAGGGCGGTCGCCTTGCGCTGCACGGTGGCCGCCGAGGCGCCGTTGATGGAGAGGTCAGCCACATAGCGGCGGCAACGATCGCGGTCGAGGTGCGCCGCCGTGAGGTCGTCTCGGTCGAGCCAGCGCAGAAGCTGGACGATGTCGCCGCGGTAGGCGCGCAGCGTGTGCGGGCTGACCTTGCGCTGCTCGAGGCTGGCGAGGAAGGGCGCCGCCTGGGCCTCGACGGCGGCCTCGTGCTGCCGCCTGCGCTGCGAGTCCTGCCGCGCGCCGCGCGCGCGCGCGCGATTTTTCAGGGAAATGGCGCCGCTGCTCGGAAGGCTCAAGGTGTCCCCTTTCTCGGTGGCCTTGTGTGCCAATCGTCTACCCATTGTCGGCAATTGTCAAGCGTTTCGTTTGAGCGCGTTTGGCGACCTCGCCGGCGGCGATCAGGTAGCCGCCGCGCGTCTTCACGGCGTCGAGCTTCCCGGCGACGGCCCAGCGGTAGGCTGTGCGGTAGCAGACGCCGACCGCCTGGGCGAACTCGCCTGTCGTCAGGCGTCGCTGCTCGAGGTCGCGGGCGTCGAGGCGCCAGTGGCCGCCGGCAGTCCGTTCAGCGCGTACGCGGCCCTCTCTGGCCCAGGATTGGGCCGTGCGGCGGTTGACTCCCGCCGCCGCGGCGAACTGGGTCACGGTGAGCATCTTCGGATCCTTCGTCATGCCTCGTCCTTCCCTTCGGGATTGGCGTACGCGAGCATCTCGCCGTTGTCTGTCTCGCGCAGGCGCAGGACGGCGACGGCCCAGTCGATCGGCATCTTGTCGGCGACCTCGTTCCAGACCTCTGGGAGGACGTCCTCCAGCTTTCGTCCGGTCACGGTCACCTGTTGCGCCGCCGCCGCCAGGACGGCGTCGATCAACTCGTCTGCTGCCGTCGCCAGCAGCGGGTGCAGCGGCTCTGTCGCCGGCATCTCTCCGGTCATGGTCTGTCCTTCCTGCTATGGCGCCGTCGCGGGCCGGAAACGGCCCTCAGAGCGCGTTTGGCGGTCTACTGGTATGGGAACGCCTCCGGGCCGCTATGCGGCTCCGGAGGCGTCCTAGTGCAGCGTCCTTTCTGTCCCTGCCGTCAGTCCGTCGCTTCGGGATGGACGACGGCGTCGCAATAGCAGTGGGGAAGGCCGCAGGACGCGCCATAGACCTTCCACTTCTGGCCGCTGCCCAGATCGGTCACAGTACCCTTCAGACCGGGGCCGCGACGAGATACCTTCCGGTGATCCTCTTCAGAAATGTAGAAGCGGAGACGACTCGACTCCGTCTTGTCCTGCCTGGGCGTGAAGATGCGGTGATCCTTGCGGTCATCGTTCTCCTGCTGGTTGGCGAGGACGTAGCGCGCGGTCTTGACGTTCCTGAGCGCGCCCGCCTTCTCATCGTCTGTCCAGTCGCGACTGGCGATACCCGCCTCAAGCTCATCGAGCGCGGCGGGATTCTCGGTGAAGTCGGCGCAGGAGAGAGCGATATTGAACTGGACGACTTCTGGTCGATACACGGTCACGATGTGTCCCCTTTCGATTCGCTGTTCTCAGCCCAAAGGCTCCCTGTCGCGGCGGGAGCCGATGAGCGGGTATGGCGCGAGCGTCAGCCCAAATCGACCATCGGCTCAAGGTCGCGGGCGATACGATCCTCAAGGTCATGCCGCATGCCGCGAACGTCGGCGGCGGCGGCATCGATGGCCGCCTTCAACGCCGTCATCGTCGCGGTCGAGCAGCGGGCTGAGATGCGGAGCGCGTCCCAGGCGGCGTCGAGGTCGAGGATGGCGCAGCGGGCGTCGGCATCCTCGTTGATCGGGACTTGCCACTCAGGGAACTGCTTGACGTTCTTTGCGGCGACGAGCCGCACGGCGTCCTTCGGCGTGACTGCCGGCGCGGCCTCGACCTCGTCGCCGACGTCGGCGAGGTCGAGGTTGGCGTCGAGGACGGTCGAGATGTGGCCAAGGGCCGCGGCCTGCGGCGCGTCCCACTGCACGTCGATGAGTTGGGATCCGTTGCCGACGTTCATGTTGGGGTTGACGGCGAGGACGGTTCCCCTGGCGTCGCGATGAGTGGCGACGTCGGCAGGGTTCGCGCCGGGATGACCGATGAAGGTCATAAACGCATGGTTGAAGGCGACTCTGTCGCCGACCTTGAAGGTGAAGTCCGTCATCACTTGTCCCCTTTCAGAATGCTGTTGAGCCTGACCGAATCGAAAGGCCGCGCCGTGAAGACGTTGCCGGTATCGGTCGACCTGACCCAGAGGACTTCGCCGTCGCGCTTCGCCCGTGCGGCGAAGTCCTCTGCGGCGGCGAGCGTCACGAAGCGCCTGCGACTGACGAGCGTGAAACGATTCTTGATCCTGCGCTCAGGATGCAGGCGGCAGACTTGCCACTCCGTCCTCATTGTGTCCCCTTTCGTCGCTGCCGTTGTGCAGAGTATCTACCCGTTGTATCGGTCTGTCAAGCAGAAATCTTGAACAGATTCTCAGACCGCATCTTGGGGCCGGAAATCGGGCCGGAAATCGGCCGGGAAACGCTGCCGAAATCGGCCGGGAAGGGAAGCTGCTCAGGAGCCGTCAGGGACGGCCGGAAGGTCTGCCGGCGATCAGGCGAGGCCGCGACGGCGCAGCGTCTCGTCGCGCGCCCGCACGAGGTCGTCGGCGCGCAGCATCTGGCGCCAAAGCTCGCGGCAGCGGTCGGCAAGGCCGGCGGCGCGAGCGGCGCCCATGACGGTCTGGACGTCCGATCGCGGCGGCAGCATCAGGACGGCGACGGTGAAGTCCGTCCAGGCGCGGCTCGCCTCGTCGGCGTACTGCTGGACGGCGCGAGCATGGCGCAGGAGGTCTTCCCGCGGCAGCGCGTAGAGTGCGCTCTCGTCGCTCGTCAGTGTCACGGTCGCCTCCTCTTCGCTGCCGTCACCTAGTAGAAGGTTCCTTCGGGCTGATCATGTCAGACGGCGATCCGGCGACGGCCTCGAGCGCCTGCGAAAGCCTCTCGCCAGCTTTCACGCGCGCGCGTAGAAATTTCAGGGATTTGCGCGGGATGCTCGGAAGGATGCCGGCGCTTCGTCCGTCCTGCCCTGGCCGGCTGAACGGTCGTTCAATCCCCTACCGCGGTAGGGGAAGGACCGTGACTATACGGCCTGCACAATTTAACTACCCGTTTAACTAAATCCGGCAGGCGATCCGCTGCCGTCCGTCCGTCCGTCGCGAGGATCCTCGCCGGCACTCCTGCCGTCCGTCGTCCGCTGCCGTCGTCCGTCCAGCGCCGCCGCTGCCGTCCGTCGTCCGTCCAGGCAAAGCGCCATTGCTGCGGCGCTGCCGTCGTCCGTCCGTCGTCCGTCCGTCGTCCGTCCGTCGTCCGTCGTCCCCTAGCTTTCGGATCCATGCCGCCATTGCCTGCCGTCCCCTGCCGTCGTCCGTTAACTACCGCAGGGGACGATAGCCGTCCCCTGCCGTGCCGTCCCCTGTAGCCGTCCCCTGCCGTCCGTCCCCTTAACTACCGCTGCCGTCTGGACGACGGCAGCGGGTAGTGAGTCTGTCGCGCGGTCTAGTGGAGTCGCGCGTATATCGTCCGTCCCCTAGGGTTCAGGCAGAGACGGCAGCGGCGACAATCGCCCGGACAGACGGTCGCGCCCGCAGGGATATCGGACGGCAGCGCCGCGACGAACAGGTTGCCGATACCCGCGACGCCAGCGAAATGCTCGCCGCTGCCGTTGACAGTGATTCTTCCGGGCGCTGCCGTCCAGTCTAGGAGGTCGTTCGCGGTGTACGTGAACGCCTGCACGCCGATAGCCTGCAGGCGTTCGCCGATATCGGCGAGCTTGTCTACGTCGCTTTGCGTGGCGACGTCTCCTGCCTCATTGAATCGGAAGGCCGGGAACGGATGCCGCGCGCGTGAGCGGATCGCTTCGACAACGTCGGCAAACTGCGCCGCCGTGAGCAGGCTCCAGAGTTCTGCCTGCCGGCGACGATATGGCAGGCAGGCAGGGTACATCCGTTCGAATTTGCGAGCGTAGCAAGCATTGCGGGGAACCCTGCACAACCCTGCCGCCAAGGATGGACAGTCCGTTGCCGAGCAGAGGTTGAAGATAGGGTACGGAACCTTGGAGTTACCGCGCGATATGTGGGCGGCAAGGGTTCGCGTTGTGTCGGCAGGATCAATCATCGCACGAACTCTTCGCCATTCCCGTATGCCTCGTAGGAACCATCCGCGTTGAGCGCGATGATGCGCGCCGACTCCAGCGTTTCGGCAGGCACGCCGAACAAATCGGCAAGGCTTTCCGTCGAGTAGGTCTGGCCAACTACCAGACTGTCGAACACCAGTGTCGGCAACTCGTCGTCGTCGTCGTCGCGACCGTCGCCGATGAGCGGCGCGGATTCCGTTGCGGTCATATCGACTTCGTAATGGCGTTCTTGCCACGATTCGCGGTGCGGCAGCGGTTCGCGACTCGTGACAGTCGCTTTGCCGTTGCGGTGCGGCAGGGATTCCCTACGCTCTAGTTCGCCGGCATAGTCGCGCGAATCGGGATCCTTTGCGGCAGGCGCCGCGCTGCGCGCAGCGTCATCCCACATTTCGCTTTCGTACTGTTCGCGGTAGTCCGTCATTGTCGTCCCCTTTCGATTTAGATCTAAAGTAGTTGCGTCGTCACCTGTCGGCAATCCGATTGTCGAAATCCTGCCGCGCGTCGGCAGCGGAGTAGAAGTAGTGACCCCAGAACAGTGAGCCGGAATCGGGATTGAAGAACCATGTGACGTAGGGCCATCCGTCGTGCGCCTTCTTGGCCAGCACAATCGTTTCGCCGTCGGACGGCCGCTGCACGATTGCGATAGGCGTGGCGCCGTTCTGCTGAAGAGCCTCAAGTAGAGCGTTCACTGCGTCCCCTTTCGGTGGTTCTCTCGCGTACGCGACAAGAGTACAGAATGATTCCCTGTTCGTCAACAGTATCGGCATACCCTTCCCGTAGCTTGAATGAATCAGGGGACGGGTGAAGGGCAGGTGACTGTGATAGCAATGGGCCGCAAAGCGTACGGCAGCTGCACGGCAACGGCAGCGGATCGCCTGCCGTGCCGTCGTCCAGCGCCTGCCGTTGACTGTTGATACAGGGACGACGGATCATCGATACAGCGCGAGCCTACAGGGGACGACGGCAGCGGCCCTCGTGAGCCTAGCTTGTCATAACGTCACACTATCGCGCGCGCCAGCCGCGGCACCCCTGGCCACCCCCATGCCCACGGTCGCGATCCTACGGCAGCAGCGCACTACGGCCTCTTACGCGCAGACCCCGCTCACAATCTCAGGACTCCAAAGCACCCCCAGGACGGATCCTCTAGACCCTGAACCCATACAGACCCCCACCCCCCTACCCCCCTCCCCCGACTCAGAAGGTCTTGACTTGCCGGCGTAGAATGTTGAACAGGCATTCAGTTGTTGACTGAACAGTCATTCAACGTTCGGAGGCATCGTTGAAGTTCTGCCGGCGCTGCGGGGCTCGGCTGGCGTCCGATCACCAGGATGACGAGTGGTGCTCCCCCTGCCTGCGCTGGAGGCGCGACTACGATCCCAAGGAGGATCCGGCCTTCCTGTCTGCGCTGCTCTTCGCGCTCTGCGAGAGCCAGGGTCAGGTGGTCGAGCCGCTCAAGGTGCTGGGGCTCGGGGCCGAGCACCGGCTCACGGTCAAGGCGGGGGTGCGGGCCTTGAGGTGCCGGGGACACGTCATCAGGGGCACGGCGAGGGCCACGGGCTACGTCTACGTCGGCTACGTGCCCAAGGGGCACATCGAGGGCCAGTACTCCCTCACGACCTCCGTTTCGGCGTAAGATTCTCAGGCAGACGTTTCTGAGGGTGATTTTTCAAGGAGGCTCGCGTGCCGCACGCAGGGGGACGACCGCCGGGGAAGAAGAACACCAGGGTGACGCCTGAGCAGGTAGCCATCTACGCCGGCGCCATGTGTACGCAGGGCGAGGTGGCGCGCATCCTCGGCATCACCCCGCAGTCGATGTCCACGATGCTCCAGAAGCCGGCCTACCGCGCCGCTTGGGAGCGCGCCCAGGACAACACCCGCTACCTGCTTCGCAAGGCGCAGATCGAGAACGCGCTCTCGGGCAAGACGGTAGACCTGATCTGGGTGGGCAAGCAGTACCTCGAGCAGCGCGACTCGGTACATCAGGTCGAGCAGAACACCAACGTCGAAATCCGCTACGTGGCCGAGTGGGGCGGTGGCGGCGCGCTGCCGGCGGCCCCTGAGCAGGACACCATCGAGGGCGAAGTCGAGGAGGAGACGTGAGTCCCGCCGGCGGCAGAATGGAGGAGCAACTCGACACCGACTGGCAGGCCGTGGCGCGCAAGCTGGCGCGCTGGTTGCCGATGTCACGCACGGTCTTCGAGTCAGTGATGAGCCGGCCGGATGTGCCACTCGACATGGTCAGCGAGTCGATGACGCCCGAGGACTGGATGCGCGCGGCCCAGGAAGCCCTACGCCGGCACAGGGCCGACCTTGACCAGCCGTGAACTCTACGCCCTGCTCGACCTCCTCGCCAAGCTCGAGGCCGAGGTCGCGACCGACACCCCGGCCCACCTCTCGGTGCTCGTCCTGCGGATCGTGGCCGAGCGCAAGTTGACCGAGCGCAAGGAGTTCGGGTGAGGCTCCAGGTGCAACCCATCACGCGAACCGAAGCGCAAGCATTCGTCAGCCGGCACCACCGCCATCACAACCCCGCGGTCGGGGACAAGTTCTGCATCGGCCTCAACGACGGCCAGGAGGTCGTCGGCGTCATCGTCGTCGGCCGGCCAATCGCCCGCCACCTCGATGATGGCTACACCGCCGAGGTCACGCGCTGCTGCGTCCTCGAGGGCATCCCCAACGGCTGCTCCAAGCTCTACGCAGCTGCGTGGCGGGCGGCACGGGCGATGGGCTACACGCGGATGGTCACCTACACCCTCGCCTCCGAACGTGGGACGAGCCTCACCGCCGCCGGCTGGAGGGAGATGTACAAGACCCAGAAGCGCAACACGGGCTGGTCTTGCGCTTCGCGTCCTCGCGTGGACACGCACCCGCTGGGCCAGAAGACGCTCTGGGAGGTCAGGGCGTGACCAAGTCGCGCGGCATCGGCAGGGGCGGCCCGCGGACGGTGACGCCGCCGACGCGGCGCGACGTCAAGATCCGGCTCTACACGCCCCATCCCGGCCAGATGCGCCTGCACTCCTCGACGGCGCGCTTCCGGCTCGCCGTCTGCGGCCGGCGCTGGGGCAAGACCTACGCCGCCGCCAACGAGATCGCCAAGTTCTGCTGGGAGAACCCCGAGTGGCACGGCCTCGACGGTCGGCAGGCGGCGGTGCCGACGATGACGTGGTGGATCGCCCCGACCTACGGGCAGAGCGTCAAGGCGTTCACCGTCATCACCCAGATGTTCGCCGGCGCCATAGCCTCGAAGAAGTCGGCCGTGGGACAGATGAAGGTGGTCTGGAAGAACGGCGCCGTGACCGAGTTCCAGTCGGCCGAACGCTACGACAACCTGCGCGGTGAGGGCGTGCGCTTCATGGTCATCGATGAGGCGGCGATGGTGAGCAAGTCGGCCTGGACGGAGGTGCTGCGCCCGATGCTCACCGACACGATGGGCCGCGCCCTGATCATCAGTACGCCCAAGGGGCGCAACTGGTTCTACGAACTCTACCAGCGCGGCATCGATCCCGAGCAGACCGACTACGAGAGCTTCTCATTTCCGACGTCTTCGAGCCCCTACATCGAGAACTCAGAGGTCGAAGAGGCACGCCTCACCCTGCCAGAGGACACCTTCGCCCAGGAGTACCTCGGCGCCTTCCTCGATGAGGCTGCCGGCGTCTTCCACGGCATAGACGACTGCATCTACGGGGAACTCGAGGAGCCACTCGCCGATCACAAGTACGTCATCGGCTGGGACATCGCCAAGAAGGCTGACTTCTCGGTGGTGACCGTCATCGACACAGACCACTACCGTGACACGGTGCCGGTTCCCCACGTCGCCTCCTTCGACCGCTTCAACACGCTGTCCTACACCGTGCAGGCCGACCGCGTGCAGGAGATCGCCCGCAAGTACCACACCTACGTCCTGCTCGACTCTACAGGACTGGGCGATCCGGTCTACGACATGCTCTGCGCCCGCGGCGTGCCCTGCTACCCCTACGTCTTCACCAGCCGCTCGAAGGAGATGCTGGTGCAGAACCTGGCGATCGACATCCAGAGCAAGAGCATCTCCTATCCCGACATCCCTAACCTTCTACATGAGCTTCACAGTTACCAGTACACCCTCGGGCCGACCGGGAGACTGAGCTACTCGGCGCCCGAGGGCGACCACGACGACTGCGTGGTCAGCCTCGCCCTGGCCGACTGGGCGGCGCGTCATCCAGCGTGGCTCGCGGAGCCGACGCTGTTCTACGAGGACGACGAGATCATCAGCCCTATCTGACGTCCGCTGAAGGGTGTAGACTTCCGGCGCCGAAGAAGAGAAGTCCCCGCGCCGCTCACACGGCCGGGGACGTGGACGACCTACACAGGAGGTCAATCGTGAAGGATTCTACCACCCCAGCCTCGCGGAAGTCAGCAACCCCGTTGGTTCACGACACATGAGCCGGCAGCGCATGATCCGGCCCGAGTTCTTCACCGACGCCGACCTCCTCGAACTCCCGCCCCTCACCCGCCTGCTGTTCATCGGACTGTGGACGCTGGCCGACCGGGAGGGCCGGCTGCGCGACCGCCCGAAGAACATCAAGTTGGCCGTTCTCCCCGGCGACGACGGCGACGTCGATGCCATGCTGGACGACCTCGAGCGCGCCGGATCGATACGCCGTTACGAGGTCGATGGAGAGCACCTCATCGACATCCCCGGTTTCGTCACCTACCAGCACTGCCACTTCCGCGAAGCGGCATCAACGCTCCCGCCGTTCAAGTTTACCCGCGCTAAGAAAGTGCCCAATAGCAGGGAAGCCCAAGGCCAGCCCGAGGCTAACCCTATGCCAGCCCTAGGCCAGCCCGTAGCTTCTACTTCTGCTTCTACATCTACATCTACATCAGAGAAGACCTTAAAAGCATTGTCGCTTCGCAGCGACGACAGACAGAAATCACCGCCCGACGATGGCTTTGACAAGTTCTGGAACCGTTACCCCAAGAAGGCCGGCAAGAAGGACGCCCATGTCCGCTGGCGCAAGATGGACGCCGGCCAGCGCGAACGGGCCTACTACGTCGCGGAGGCGATCGCCTTCGCCGTCGCCAACGGCTACCGGGAAATGGAGTTCGTGCCGATGGGTTCGACCTTCCTCAACAGCGAACGCTACGAGGACTGGTACGACGAGAAGGGCGAGATGATCGTCCCTGGCGACTACTCCCCCGGGGGCAACGGCAAGGGGCGCAAGAAACAGCGCGACATCGACGCCAGCATCGTCCGCGCCATGAACAGCATCGACTGGCCCGAGGAGGAGTCGTGAGCGACCTGATACCGAACTGCTCCACCTGTAAGTTCTGGTGGTGGCCGTTCAACGGGCAGGAGGAGATGGAGCGCCTCGGCTACGATCCCGACCCTAAGAACTACGCGGGGGCAGTCCGTATTTCCTACATTGACGCTCCCGGCGACTGCCGCAGGCACGCCCCTGCTGAAATGGAGGACGATGGTGCAGCCATGTGGCCGAGGACGTGGGCTGCGGCGGGCTGCGGTGACCACCAACCACCCGAGGAGGAGTCGTGAGAAAGCAAGACGCCGCCCTGCTGCTGCGCCGGCTCAAGGTGCTCTGGCCCCGCGAACTGCCCGAGGGCACCGACGAGGAGTGGCTGCGCGTCTTCGCGCCGCTCGAGGCGTCCTTGGGTGATGTGGCGCTCAACGAGATGCGCGACACGCTGATGTTCCCGCCCACCGTGGCCGACTTCCGCAGCGCCTACTACCTCGCCCTTTCCTTCCCCACCGGCGTGCTCGCCCTGCCCGCCGGCGCCGGCGGCGATCCCGAGGAGAGCCTGCGCGACGTCTACGGCGAGAACCAGAGCACCTGGGTCTACTGCTGGCGCTGCGACATGGCGCTCACCCTCGAGGAGCGCGAGAGCGCCAAGCTCAGCGGCTACGACGCGAGCCGCGGCCTCTACCACCACCGCTGCCCGAAGAAGGGCAGCGCGCCGAGCATCCCGGCCAAGGAGCGCGTCGAGCGCAACGAGTACTACGACAAGCGCCGCATCGCGGTCGGGCCGAACGTCGATCCGGTGCCCTACACGGGGGCTTGACAGACCACGTACCAGCAACCCCTTGCGGGGTGTGTATGATGACTGGCCGTGGGAGTACTGGCGACGATCTTCGGTGGCAACGGCGCTGCGCTCGAGGCAGCGGAGGCCGACGACACCCTGAAGCGCCTCGTCCTCGAGGTCGCCGCGATGAGCGACAACGAGGAGATCTACCAGGAGCGCATCGCCGAGCTTGAGTTCGCCATCGAGGACGCCGACTGGACGCAACTCGGCGGCATGGAGAGCGGCTTCCAGTTCAACCGCGCCGCGCTCGACAAGATCATCCACCTCTCCCGCCTCTACTACCTCAAGAACCCCTCCATCAAGCGCCCCGTGGACTTGCAGGCCGTCTACGTCTGGGCGCAGGGCGTCTCCATCTTCAGCAACGAAGAGGCCGTCGATGACGTCATCCAGGCGTTCCTCGATGACCCGTCGAACCGCCGCAGCCTGTCGAGTAACGACGCCCTCATGGATCAGGAGCGCCGGCTGCGCGTCGATGGCAACCTCTTCTACCGTTTCTTCACCAACCCGACCAGCGGCCGCGTCCAGGTGCGGAAGCTCCCCGTGGACGAGATGCGCGCCGTCTACTGCAACCCCGAAGACCACGACGAGCCCTGGTTCTACATCCGCAAGTTCCGAAAGAGCGGCCAGGACGTCACCGTCGCCTACCCTGATTGGCGGTACGCGCGAGCCCGCAAGGTCGAGGACTCCTCAGACCCATTTGCCGGCCGCAGTGGCGTACGCATGGACGTCCTGGCCGACTACCCCGACGCGGTCATCGAGTGGGACACCCCGGTGATGCACCGCAAGACCGGCGGCTTCGGCGACATGGACTTCGGCGTCCCCGAGACGTACGCCTCGATCGACTGGGCGCGGGCCTACAAGGAACTGCTCGAGAGCTACAAGAAGGTCATCAACTCGCTGGCGCGTTGGGCCTGGAAGATGAAGGCCGCCGGCGGGCAGGCGCAACTCAACGCCGCCGCCAGCGCGCTGGGCACCACCTTCGGCACCACCAGCGACGACCTCATCGAGACGAACGCGGCCCCGGTCGCCGGCTCGATCTGGGGCTACACCGGCGACTCGGACATGCGCCCCGTGGACGTCAGTAAGGCGTACGTCGATCCTGACGGCTTCCGCAGAGTCCTGCTCATGGTCGCCGCCGGCATGGGGATGCCCGAGGTCTACTATGGCGCCGCCGAGGGCACCTTCGCCACCGCCAAGGCGATGGACAGGCCGACCGAACTCTCCTTCCTCGCACGGCAGGCGATGTGGGCCGAGGTGCTCTCCGACATGATCCTCATCGCCGTCGAGGC